TTTTTCAGGATATGAATGCACCAGTTATTTGGTGACAAAGGACTAAATATGATTACTGCAAGCAAAGGTTGGTTGACCGGAGGTGGGCAAGCCCCTGTACGAACGGATTTCTTATTGCCATTAGAAGCAGAAATAGTAGAGGTTGCGGAACTTGAAGGGGAGATAATAGAAGTCACAGAATTGTCAGGAGAATATGGTTATGAATCTTAGGAAAGGGAACTACATGAAATTGGTCGTTGGGCCAATTCTTGATTACAATAAAGTTGTTGTGACTAATCTTGCGGGTGCCCCAGCTGTTCGCTTCATGTTAAAGATATACCAAGACGATCCAGATATATCCGCAGTCTTGACAAAGACACTGTCTTCCGGAATAACTGTGAATGACCCAATAGTGGGCAGTATCACTATTGTCATAAACTCTGCAGACACGGAATTACTCACTGTTCAAACCTATTACATGGCTCTTCAAATTGAGTATTCTGCTACCAATATACAAGAGGTCTATATAAAAGAAAATAAGAAAACTATAGATACCATTGATTTGGTGCAAGACACTATAAGGAAGCCCTAAATGAAACTCTTTCTTCCCCGGTATTACGATAATAAAAACGATACTCTTGGTCTACTGTATTTTAGAAATCATCTTTCTGATATAAAATATGTATATACACTTGAAGATGAATTTAGAGAGGTGAAGAAGACGGGGGAAACTCGTATACCTGCAGGATTTTACGATGTAATTCCTCGTAAAGGCGGAAGAGTATATGAAACCCTTCTTAAATCAAAAATTGAAATAATAAGATCGTTCACAGAGAAATACGGAGTTCTTGAAATAATGAACGTTCTTAATTTTAGTAGTATTCTTTTTCACCCAGGGAATATAGAGAAAGACACAGATGGATGTGTTCTTGTTGGGAATATGGTGAATAACAATAGCAAAGAATCCGCTTTTCTTTCTGATTCTGTAAACGCATATGCTGATCTTGTGTCTGCGACAGGGTTCTGGTTAGACAATAGAGAGTCTATAAGATTAGAGATCAGAGACACAGACAGATTTCTATTGTGAGGGGAGTTTCAACTTACTGTCTTTATAGTCTAATAGATCTATCTTATCCTTTGTCTTATCTATTATAGAAATGAATTTATTCAATTCATTTCTTAAAAAAGTTGTATCAAAGACAGAAGCCACTCTTTCGTGTTCTTCTTTCAATTGTCTGTACAGCTTATAGCATTTTCGTAGTTCTGAATTTTCTACACGAAGTCTTGAATTTATGTCCATTAGATTTTGAAGCTTGTTCTTATACAGATCTTCTACATTCTTAACGTACTTTTGTAATTCTTCATTATACATTTTTCTAATAAGAGAAATTTCTTTTCTGCTGTTATTATTAAAATGCTTAGACAATTTCAATTGAATTGTCCTTATTTTTTCTTTCATCTTTCGTCTTTCGTCTTTCATCACGTTCACTCCATTATTTGTATTTTTTACCTGTAAAGTGTTAAAACCGGTCTTTTACCCTATTTAATACCGTTTTATACAGCACCGGTGACTCCCAGCAAGGTTTTATAAAGTTCCCGCTCATAAGGGTATTACGCTAAAAATAAAACCTTTATTTATTGATATGTATAGTAAAAAAGAATGAGCCCTCCATTCTGTGTGAAGGGCTCTTCCTTTATTTCTTAACCACTATACTTATTCTTTAAAATTTAAAAAGAAGGACCTTCCTTCTCTTCATGACCATCGGCCAACGCAGAGTAATCTGTTTCGGCTGTCTTAAGCATTTCTTTTGCCGGGACCACCATCGTATCTCGTTCCTCTTTTGTAATGAACCTCATAAACTCCGGGGTAGAACCCAACGTGTACCAGGTTCCCTTTTCATTAGAGTCTTCGGCAGTTGAAATTTTCCAAACTCCCGCCCAGGATACATTGACCGGCTTGCCATCAGACTTTAATAGACGTAATCTGGTAGCGAAAGACTTTGCATGTTTAAGAGAAGCAGTAGACATTGGGAAAATGAAGATGTCTGTTGGGTCGTTAATATTCATACAATAAAATTCTATTGTATCGACGATGTTATTTCCGTCAGCATCCCATTTCTTTAGTCCTTCTTTATCCTTTACTATCTCCTCTTCCCTGGACTTAGAATACCTTCCCATGAACCCACCTCTATCGGGCTTCCATGCAACAAGAGTATGTTCTACCTTCAGAACGACCACATCGATATCTTTGTATATCTGTTGAGTAGCCGAATTACAGAAATCGCCCTGTTCTGCCTCAGATACATACTTTGGGTCGCTCTTTTTTAGCTCAGGGCTCATCGCCTGGAGAACCTTTAAGAATGGTGTTTTAAAGGTCGATGCATCAGTCTTTTCAAACCCTGAGTCCATACCTTCAAAGATTTCTAAGTTCGTGTCCGTTCTTACTGCCACTTCATTCTTCGTTTTTGGTGCCATAAATTTTTCCCTTTCTTTAAATTTTTATTGTTGTTTCTTGATACTGGAATGTTGATATACCTTCCGGAATCGGTTCACCTTTGTCCAGCTTCTCTCTACAATACTTGTTGAGAGTTTGCCAGTGGATTGACCGTTTCGTTTCATATGGTATGTCGTTTTCCAGTAGCAACTCGAGCACTTCATCTGAAGTGTTTTCGATTACTACTTGACTTTTGAATAATGAATCTACGATCTTTGTGGCATTTGCATCACCTCCTTCTGCGTTCGTCATGTTTCTATATGCCAGCGAGTAATTTGATTCTGTTACGCTGGCCTTCAGCTTGTCCCTCACTTCTATCTTTTGTCCCGTGGCCAGTCTAACGTCTGACAGTCCACTGCTATTCATTATAGCGGGAATAGATATTCTTGAGACTTCTTCTAAAGATTCCTTCCATGTTTTTAGTTCTTCTTCTCGTTCTTCGATCCCTCTTTTTAGATTCAAATACTTGTCACATAGATCTGACAAGATTTTTAAAGAGTCTCCGTTCAAATCCTCTTTAGCATCTTCAAATAGATTTCCTTCTGACATACTAATTCCTCCTGGTTATAAAATTCTTTCGGTGGTAGTACATAGATTCCACCGTAATAAAATAATACCAAACATATATTGAAACAACCATATTCTTCATGTTTCTTAATCCATGCAAGCTGACCCGGTCGCCAAGACGGACAGATCAAACTTTGCGGATTGTTTATGCATTTCATCTCTGCCCATATCACTCTGTTGTTCTTACTTAGATAGATGTCAGGGACTCCGGGACTTTCGAAACGAATGCACAATATCCCCAACTTCTTACAATAAGGTTTTACATGATGCTGATACAGTTCGCTCTCGGTCATGATGGTTGATCCTTAAGATGTTTCCATGTGACTCTTCTTTTGATATTATTGATGCAACCTCTTCCCACACCATAAATCTTACCCAACTCCGGTCCAGACAAAATGGATTTTCTTATCTCTAAGACCTGAGCTTCCGTCAACTTAGATTTTGGATGATCTTCTCCTTGTACGAAAGTACCATGTCTTTTAGAATCCCTTGCATTGTCTTCACGAGAACCTTCATAGATGTGATCTGGATTGATGCATACTCTGTTGCCACATTTATGAAGAGCCCCAAACCCTTCTTTTATCTTTCTCCCCAAAGACCGTTCTAAGACGACTCGGTTCAAGTTTTTCATTTCTCTATTTGACTCTATTTGAGGATACCCATCTCTTAAGTAATGACTCGTACAGATCCAGCACCCATTCTCATTGACTTCGTATTCAATGGATTTTCTTTTGTACCCTTTCCTTAAACTGACCACTTCCGCATAGATCATATCTATTTCCCCCTATTCAAAGATTTCCGAGTCGCTTCGTGTTCGGAAATAATTTATTAGATTCTCTTTATTTTTGAGCACCTGGTATATTCTCTCATCAACGGTATTTCTGCACAGAATATCTTTATAAGTAACCTTATTCATTTGCCCAATACGATGGCTTCTATCTTCAGCCTGGAGCCTGCTATCTGCCTTGAATGAGTTGCTATAAAAATAATGCAAAGTGGCAATTTGAAGATTTAACCCTTCTCCCCCCTTCAACGGATTAGCCACCAGGATCTTCGTTTCCCCAGCTTTGAATCTGTCAATCACATCTCCGCTTGAACCGCCATAATATTTCTCACTGCTATATCCTGCTTCCAATAATCTATCATTAATCATCTCGATTTCCCCACGGAAACGTGCCCAGACGATTATGGAAGTTTCCTCACTCACTTCTTCCAGATCTTCTAATAGGACGTTCAACTTCACGCTGTTCTCTATTTTTTTGTGCTCGTAAGAAAAATCGAAGAATTCCTCTCCGTCTTGATCTATTTTTATTACAGAATTTGAATACGGAAAAAGACCACCGGTGACCATCTGAAGACGAAGATACATCACCATCTTTGTATTCACAGTTAGTTCCGATCCCATATATTCTGCGTACATCGTACTCTTCAAGGTCTTATAGATATCCATCTGTTTGTCTGACATTTTACAATATAACTTTTCGTAGACCTTTTCTGGCAGGTCCAGGCAGTCTTTCTTTTTCACAAAGAAAGTGATTTCGCCGATCTTCTTTCGGAGTTCCTCCAAGTTCTTGTACCCATTGTAAACGGTCATATTGTTAATAAGAATAATATCCTTCGTCTTGATACCAGAGGAAATGGATATCTCTTCTACAATAGACGGAGTCAACTTTTCATGTTTCTTGAGCCGGCTCTTTACAATATTAAAAGTCTTTTCATCCAGGACAGTAGTGTATCTCCGTCCTTCCTGGGTTGCTTTCTGTACCATGATTCCATAGTAATGGGTGAACAGAAAATGGTCCATTCTAAAGAAGTCAAACTTCAAGAACTCAAACTGACTCCATAGGTCAAACGGATTATTAGGAGTTGGGGTACCTGTCAGAATAGCCTTATACTGCACATTCTTAAACAGGTCTATTATCTTATTAGTTCTCTTCGCACCACCTCGTTTGCCTTTCGCAGGTTTTCTGCGACCGCTCTTTATCCTTGTACTTTCGTCTATTACCACAAAGACCTTCTTCTTAGCAAGAATCTCCTTAATGAAGGGGTCTACCTTGTCTGTCTGAAATGCCTCAACGTTGACTGACAGGACAAACAGACTGTTTTCCTTGTTTCCAGCAATAGAATAAGTATCTTTAGACTTTTGAGATTTGATTTTGTCCCAAACATATCCAGTCCAATTTTCGGAAGGACAATGTTCAGGGAACTGCTCCGTTATCCATTGCTCTTTCACCGCATTTGGGCTTATGATAATCACACAGTTGATTTTCCCTTTTACGAATAGATCATGAGCTCTCTCTATGATGATCTTCGTCTTCCCTGTTCCCATCTCCATGAAGAGAGCGAAGATACTTTTATCTTCTATAAACTTTAGAGCATCTATTTGGTGTTGATATAATTTTGGTACATTCTTTTCTTCGTTCATTCGTTCCTCTTTCTTTATTTTATTGTATTGGCATAAATGGAACCAACACAGACTCTTGCTTCTGCGAAACAAGTAGACCCGAGTTGAGCTTCAAGTGTCTTGTCATGGACAAAAGAAACTTCTGTTAGGCATTGAATCAGGATGGTGCGACAAATAGATAATTGTTTTTCATCTATATTGTCCCCTCCACTATATAACTTATAGTAGTCCCTCATCTGTTGATTCCACCCTTCTAAGAAAGATCTTCTGTCCGCGAATACGGATACGGCTATGGTTAGACTAATAAAAATTAAAAGTTTTTTCATGACACCATCTCCTTTCTAATACAAGCAAAATTTTGTTCTATAAGTTTCCCATAACTCCAGGTCCTTAATTACATTGAAACACTCTTCAATCTCTGTTATCACTTCATTCTTCATCTTTTCTCTGTCTTCTACTATGAATCTTTCTATGTATATATCTTTGATTACAGGGTATTGAAGCCACTCTGCGATCACATAGTCGAACTCGTTTGCCCCAGAAATAAGACAATACAATTTATGCTGAAACCCATTCAAGTACTTACCAGGACTGTATGAACCGGTGGTCTTTATATCTTTCAACTTCACTTCTGGCAGTTTTACTATGGCATCATATTTTGCGTACAGATAACACTTTTCCCCTTGAATGGTTTCTTCTATACCACCTTTCTTATAGAATTCATACCCTTTCACTTCCTTGCACACTCTTTGAAATTTTTCTGTTCCTGTCAGCTTATCCTTATTGGCATTATTGTAAACCATTTTTTCAAACACCATTCCCTGTTCGGCTTCTTTTGGGAAAGTTCCTTTGACTCTGTTCAAAGTGTTTTCTAAATCTTTAATGGCCTTTTCCCTCCATGTCAAATGACCATCGCCACCTCTGTCGTCTTTAATGACGATATTTGGGGCGGTCATACTCCATTTCACAGCTCCAACCAAACTCGTTGTGACAAGACACGATTTGACTTTTTCCATTACTCCTCCCAATTTTTTAGTTCTCCCCAATTTGGACCAATTTTAAAATTGGCTATGATGGGAACTTTTAGTTTTACGCAATTTTCCATTATGTGCTTTAATTCTTTACCGGCTTCGGTCCCTTCCTTTGTACGTGGGATACTACAATCCAATTCATCATGAATGGTTAAATGAGGTGCCAAAGTTTCAAATATTCCTGCCTCATAAGCGTCTACCATAGCCTTCTTCATAATATCAGCAGCACTCCCTTGAATTAGTCTATTGAACATTACATACGACTTGTCTTCAGAAGGGATTCTTGCCTTTCTACCGCATATGGTTCTTATGAAGCCAACTCTCTTTGCCTTCATACCAACTCTGTTGCTGGTCTCTTTTATGAATGGGACTTTGTCGTGATACATCTTATAGACTTCTCGGGCTTCTTCAAGATCCCAACTATAAGTTTCTGCCATCCGTCTTGCACCCATAGAGTAAGCCGCTCCGAAGTTCAGAGTCTTGATAGTCTTTCTATTAGTTATTCCCGTCATAATTCCAAGTTCACTGTGATAGTCTGTATTGGGATCTTCATTGTATCTTTTCCTTATCTTTTCTGAACCTTCCCCCAAAGCATAATGTGCTATTAGTCTGTACTCTATCTGATTCCAGTCACCTTGTAGCCAATCACAACCTTCTTCAGGTTCAAACAACTTTCTTATAACTAATCCACTCAGTATTTCACTGTTGGAATGGAGATAGTCTTCTTCTTCTTTAGAACTCACTTGTTGTAGATTTGGATTAGAAGAAGAGAACCTTCCTGTCACCGTTCCATATTCATCACTTCTTAATTGATTGAATTGACAATGAAGACGGTCGTCCGTCACTAACTCCGGGTATTGATTTATGAACAGACTTAGGAGAGTCTTTATATGGCGAAGCTCTAATATCTTTCTTACGATGGGATTATCTATTCTGTTCAAAGTATTCTTATCAAAACGAGGATTTCCCCTGGTAAGACCTTTCATCATCATCAAGTCTGTTGGTTCACCGTAATGCACAGGGAGATGGAGCTTCATAAATATTCTTTCTAAGTCATTGGACGAATTAGGATTCACTTCTGATCCATCGATCTTTTCCAATTCTTCTTGAATATCATAAGCCAAGTCCGCCAAGGCCAACCCTGTCTTAGTCAATTTCCCCATATTCAAACGAACTCCGTTCTTTCTCATTTGTAATAGAAGAGGAAATAGCTTCATTTCCATATTGTATATAAAATCTAAATGCTTTTCTTTTAAGGCTTCTTCTTGTAGTTTGAATATCTTTAAAGTCAGTTCCGAGTCCTTTCTTGCATAGTCTTCTACCACAGTAGAGGGAATTTTCCATAGATGATTTATTCCTTGATCCTTAGGACCCATCTTCCATCCTTGCTGTAGACAATACTCTCTTATAGGGGAATAGCCTTTGGCATCTTGTAAATAGATACCCGACAATGAATTCAAAGAGTAGGATCTTCTGTATTCATCAAGTATTGGTTCTGCTATTTGTACATCTTCATACGTACCATTGACTTTGAATCCTTCGAAGTTTATTAACCAATCAAGGTCGTATAAGCCATTGGCAAAGACTTTTCTGTTGGTCCCCGATAACTGCTCTTCCATATACTTACGATTCTTTTCAGATTCTTCCGTGGTAGTGTCAGGATGTTTTATAGGACAGTATTCGGACACTGGTCCATTTGAAAAAGAACACCCAATCACATATCCGTCTTTTCTGTACACTCCAGGTCCTTTCTCTTTCAACATAGGGTCTTTAGACTCTATATCAACTGCTATCAATGGATCTTTTCTGAAGTCATAATATGTTTTCATTCTTTTGGCTCCCATGGTTCGTCTATGTCGTAACAGTTCTTAAGATATTCTTCTTTAGAGAATACTCTTATCTTTCCAACCCACTTTGAATAGTCATTGTGATAAGGGATATCGTAGACAACAGAACCTATCCCAAAATAGTTCATATATTTCAAACACCCATCACAAGGACCATGGGTGGTGAACATGACACAAGAAATGAATGGATTGTTGTACCCTTCTTTTTTGAAATAATCAAATATTGCACGTATCTCTGCATGAATGGACCAACACCCATCTTGAGTCCATTCATACTTTTTTCTTACACATTCTTTACATGGAATCTTTGGTCCCCCATGACCTAATCCGTAGATGGCTCTATCGGTGGTGCTGTATAGAGCTGCTCCAACCTTCTTTTTAAGGCACATAGAGAAACGAGTTTGAGCATGAGCCATTTGAATTAGAGTTTCCACATCTTTTGGTTTGAGTATAGTCATTTCTTCTTTTCTCCTTTTGATATTATCTTTGGTCCATCTTTATAGTAGCTTCTTCTTTCTGCTCTTCTACACTCTTTACACTTGCAATGATTATACAAGTATTTCGTGTCTCCTTTTATACGTGAAGTCACATGGAATCCACTTTCTATTGGTAAAGATTTTTTACATTTTGAACAAATCTTTTTCACACTTCCGTCTGGGGGGAATACCAAAGATTTGGTTACATAAGACAATTTCCCATTCCTATGGTCTATGATTCTTTCAATATTCGACATCTCCTTTCCCCTCCCCTACTTTGGTTTTAATATACTTGATAAAGAGCTCTGTTTGAATCGATTCACAAAAATCTAAGAACTCCTCAGTCAGACTTAGATTTTCCCAAAGCTCTCTATCTCTTTTCAGAGTACTGTGAGCCACCGATGCATTCCTACTGTATAGATGAAGGCTACCAGACTGATGGTTGTACAGACCCATTCGTAGTGATGGATAATATCTTTCAAGAGCATGCAACATCTTGTACTGAACGAAAACAAAAAATGGTACATCGTACGGAAGACCATACCATATGTCTGATGAGCGCATCTTTACTATGAGGTGGAGTTTCTTTTCCCTTATGAAAAATTGCAGGAACATCGTACATGGATTGTCCTGGCTGTCGTGTGCGTTTTCTTTACTGTAAATGACCATGACCGCTTTCTTACTGTCTGGATTTTCCAACAACATTCGTTTAGCATATTCAAACTGAGTGTAGTTGTGATGGTTTCTGTCATAGAATAGTAGTTTCCCATAATTGGAATTCACTGTTCTATCATCATCTGTGACTTTCTCCCAGAACTTAGAGTGCTTGGTTATGTCCTTAAGATAAGGGCTTCCACTTAAATAGAACTCCAATTCCCCATCAAGATACTTTAAAGACATATTCCTGCAAGTGGCAAAACATTTTGTAGGATCTTTCAAAATGAACCCCGCATTAAGCATCTCGGATATGGTTTCCCCTTTCCGAGTGGTGGAAATATATGTGGGACTATTAAGTAATTGGAAGAGAAGAGATAAGTATGCTTTATTCATGCTTTCATATTCATCAATAATGTGATTCATATATTTGCCCCCAAGTCGTATTCTACGTCTATTCTTTCTATAAGTAAAAGAAGATAGTCACAGCATATTTCATAATTCTTACCGCAAGATCTAAGGGATCTTATCTTTTCATTAACCATTTCCATGTAGACCCCAAGAGGTCTTTTCATATAAGAATTACCTTTGTTGACTTCCCTTAAGCAATATTGCATGGCTTCCCATTCATCTGCGATTTGAAATACCATGTACCGGATAGATTCATCAAACCCACCCAATGAACTCTTTATGGATTCATCTGTCCAACAAATCAACGACAAAGGAAGATTGGAATTTTCTATTACTTTCCATGCTTCTGAAGTCTTTTTTGTCTTATCCTTCACCCTTCTGTTCAGGTCACTTGTGTATGCTTCCGCGAAGTCGTGATTCATGACCATAAACAAAGTGTCTACGGAAATAAGCACCCCCATTTCTTTGCACAATAGATAATACAAAGTTCCGACACCATGTCCATGGTCGCAAAGATTTTGAGGCTCTATCACCGTTTCCATGTTGAAACGCTTGATGTTCTTCAAGGTATCATATTTTTCTAAATAATCTTTTAACTGCATTCGTCCTTCCTCCTTAGATAATTTGTTATATGTATGGGTAATTCTTTTATGCTCAACAGACTCAATAGATTTTCATGCATGTGTTCTTTTTTGTTTAAAGAAAAATATTTATCAATGTCTTTTATTATATCCTCATATCCGTACGACGGTCCCCAATATGGATAGAGCCCTGAACGGAAAGATCTTGCATTACACAGTACGCAAGGTATGATATCCTTTCGTTTCTTATTACATAGCAATAGTCGTATCTTCTGCATTGCTTCACCCTGCCATATGTCTTGCAGGTTTTCGTTGTTGGTGTTTCCAACTACGACAGCTTTCGCCCCTTCCCGGCAACACAAGTTTACGTCTCCGTTCCAGTTGACTGTCATATACTTGAGAGGTTCTACGCAAGTCTTTTCTAATGGAAAATCCTTTATCTGCATCCCTATCAATTTTTGCCAATGCATATATGGAAGGTTCCCACCAAAATTATGGGGAACTCTTGTGGCGCTTCTTGTAGCTCCGAACCCTTCAATTTCGTTTGTGATAATCATGGTCTTTTGGGCATTTCCCTTGTAAGAAAAGGCATTTACATTCTGTTTATAGTAGTCTTGAATAGACACTCCCTCTATGTTCAACTTTGAGATCCACTCCATTTGTCTTTCGTTATAAATGTCTGCGTGAAGGAAGTTCAACCCTGCATCAAATAGACTTTTTACTGTATAGTGCCCATCATTACGGAAAGCCTCTGTATTTGAAATTATAAGTAGTTGTGCCTTGGGTAATCTTTTTCTTGCCATTGCTACAAAATCTACCAACCCCGGATGAAGGGATGGTTCCCCCTGAACCCCAAATTCCATACGAGTGCAACGATCAGTGAGGTCTGATAATATCTTTTCAAACGTAAAGAAATCCATCGTACCGTGGTTCGTCCTTCCTCTACCACATGACCAGCAGTTTAGATTGCATCCGCTGTAGACCTCTAAGCGAAGGCTGTAGACTTCCTCGAATACGGTAAGATTCTTTGACTTCAGATGGGCTACTCTTTCTTTATCGAGCATTGCTTATCAACTCCTGTATATGTAGAGGAAGATTACGAGTAGATCTCAATTCCATTAGATTTCCATATAAAGATTCTTCTTTGTATAAAACTTGGATAGTTCTAAGAGTTTCTATCACTTCTTGTAAAGAGTACTCTTTCCCCCAGTATGGATTCAAACCAATTCTAAAACTTAATCTATTACATAGAATACATGGGAGCATCATTTCTCGCATTCCGAGGGAAGCTACTAATCTTATCATTTGGAAATTCTTGCCTTTCCAGATGTCATTTATGGGTTCGTCATTAACATTTCCAATAGTCGTTGTGCATGCGCCGTCAAAGCAACAAGGAGCAACCTCGCCATTGAAACGGATAGTGGCATATTTCAAAGGCTCCGTACATTTCTTTTTCATAGGGAAGTCAGATAAAGATAATCCATAGGGTTCCCATTTCTCTAAAGGAAGATTGCCTCCCCAAGTATGGATATTGCGTGCCGAATTCTTTTTACCAACCATATCATCATGGTCAGATCGTTCTACTATATAATAAATATCCTTCTTCTTTGGTCCAGCATAGTGGAAAGGGTTATCGTTAGTTTCATATACATTGTGCAGTGCTATGTCTCGTTTTATAAAGTGCTCTTTATGTTTTCTTACATCATCTAAGAACCATCGCTCTGTGTCGTTGTCATATAAATCTGCTTGTAAAATATTGAGACCTCTGTCATATAAATCAAACAACCATTCCATCCCTTCTCTTTTGATCTTGTCCATGTTAGATATAACCATTATTTGGCAATCAGGATAATCGTTCCTAACCAATTCAATCATGTCTGGTAGCAAGGGATTGAGTGTCGGTTCTCCCTGAAGACTAAAGTCTATTCTTTTCAGGGAATTCCCTGCTCCATTTATAAGATTATTAAAAGTTTCCATAGTCATCATGCCAGACTCTCTGTGGGAGATTCCACAGAAATTGCATTTACGATTACAGATATGACTGGGTTCGACTTTTAAATAATGAATGTCTTCGAAGACAGTCAGTTTGTTTTTTCGTAGTTGTTCTACTCGTTCTTTACTATACTCCATCTTGTTTCTCCTTAACGTGCTTCCATGTGTCTCTTCTTTTAATCTCATTGATGCATTTTCTGGTCACCCATAAATCTTCCCCAACTTAGAACCAGACAAAGTAGACTTTCTTATTTCTAAGACCCGAGCTTCTGTCAGCTTAGAAACAAGGGTTCCCGCTTCCATAGAATCCTTTGTATTTTCCTCCGGAGTGCCTTCATACAGATGCTCTGGATTGATACATGCACGATTGTTGCACTTATGAAGAGCCCAAAGCCCTTCTTTTATTTTTCTTCCCAAAGACCGTTCCAAGACAACTCGGCTTAACTTCTTAGTTCCGTTTAATTCTATTACAGGATACCCATAAGCTAAGCAGTGACTCGTACAGATCCAGCACCCATTCTCATTGACTTCGTATTCTATGGCTCTTATTTTTCTTCTACCAACTACCACTTCCGCATAGATCATACAGGGACCTCCAGCCTATAAGCACCTTCTCTTCCCATAAATCGTTCCATCTGTTCTTTTGGGAAATACCGTAATTCATCTGGTTTTAAAAATTTTTTGAAGTACCATATGTTCTCTAACCTTGGACCTTCCTTCCAACTATTCTTAATCACCAGCTTCGAGTACTCGGGCCACTCTTCGTGCATAATCCGCGAGTGACGATTAGCCTCTTCTATGTTTCTATAAGCGAAGCAACCTCCTTCTGTGTTATCTGGCTGACGTTGAGATGTCGCATACATAGATGAAGTGCAGGAACGGAATCCCTTTGAATAGAGTTGTAGTTGCATATATTTGTCTTCGTAGAATTGAAACCCTTCATGCTTAAAAGAAACGCCATTGTTCACCAACGTTGGAACGTGAACGAAATACAAAATAATGATTTTATAATTCTTCTCATAAGCTGTATTGCAATTCTGGACCATGAATCTGTATCGAAGTGAAACCAGAGGAACTTCCGTACTACAGATAGACGACATGTGATTGAAGAGATTTACGTTTTCCTCCAGCTCTAATGGAACTACTTTCCAATTACTTTCTCTTGCATGGAACCGCACATCGTCATCCGGCGAGAATAAATAATCATACCCATGTTCGTGGCAATACATTAAGATATTCTGACGGCATTCCGCTATATTAGCATGATCGTCGGCGATCAGTTCCACGTGTTCCAATCGCAGTTCGTCTACCACTTTCTTATACGTGTCGTACTCCTTTTCGCTCACCCATAACTTTGTATTGAATATTGGATGATTGAATCTCCGTGCCGGCAGATCCGCATATCTAAGTAATAGATGAGACCGGTCTTTAGACGGAATTATTGTTGCGTGTTTCATATCTATATACTCCCGTTGAATTTTCTATGCTTCACTCTTTCACTTCCCTCGGACATAGAACCATATTTTACATACTTTTGGAATTCGCATAATTGATGTTCTACTTCCCGCATAGTGATGGTTTCCTCAGGGAATATGGAACCGACTTCCTTGGTCATGATTCCCAGTAGCTCTTGTGCTTTCTCTAACCAAAAGTCTTGCTTCATCTTTTGGAAAGCACTCCCATGGAGCAGTAGACTCATGCCTCTCATCGCTCCTGGCCCCATGTTCGCCCACGTAAATTTATCGGTTGGGTTAAAGAACTTGGTGTATTCAAGATCACATGCGTATTCGTACCCCATGAAGAATTTTGTACCAGGGAATCTTGAAAAGTAGTCTACCATCTTCTTTAAAGAATTAAGAGCTATTACCAATTCAATGGTGCCATCTTTCTTTATTTCGTCTATCAAAACAAATGGAACATTGTAAGTTTCAGTCCAACCACCCGGGATTCTGGGATTCCGGATAAAACATCCGCTGAAGATCTTCAAATCTGCATTTTTCATTTCTCTTAATAGATCATGGATAAGTGGTAAGTTGTCTAATTGGCATGATGCTTTTATATGTTCAAATGTGGTGTACGTTGAAATGAAACGATACAGAACCAGTAGATCCCACCTTTCATAAGGAACTATGTTTTCTATAATCCATTTTGAACATCTGTCGTATTGCCGAAAGAGATTGCAAAAGAAGAAGTCCCGTAGAATTTCGTTGTTCGTCCAAGGACGGGGAGCTCCACTTTCTCGGAGCTTATATATCTTATGTCTCTCTATCGCGACTTCAATGAACTTGTCTAAGAATTTTTGGTTGAAATCTATATTCTGCATCTATACCCCTCGCTTTCGATTAATCTTTTCCCTTCCTCTGCTGGTAGGAAATTGCTTTCTCCTTCTTTTAAGAACTTCCGCCATGAGATACGGCAGTCCAATCTTTCCGCGTCCCAGAGCCCATTGTTTTTAATTTTCAATTCAACATGATTCGGAAAAGCATCTCTTAAAGCAATGGCCGAGGCAGACTGGAGTTCGACTGTTCTGGTTACACTGCACCCTCCTTTATATCCAGTCCCCTGATCCCCAACTGCATACCCGCAGTTGCTTAGTGAATAATACCCTTTGTTCAAAAGTGAAAGGTGAGTGAATCTGTCACTCATGAACATCGTCCCCATGCCATCCATCTTTATGTTTTCTTTCACCAGAGTTGGAACATGATAACAGACGAATCTTATTACGGGAATATTTTTAGGGAATTTCCATTTCAGTCCGAAACTGCCCAACTTCAACGGAAGTCCAATTATCGGTGCCTTCTCCCCACAGAGCATAATCGCTTCATAAAGAATACGATTAAAGCAATCCTCAGCCTGAAATGTCTCTCGCTTGGATGTGTATTTAGAGGATAAATTTTCATCCCTATAATAGAGCGCCACGTCGTCATCTATGATAAAAAGAAATTCGTAATTGCAAGCAATGGCGTATTCCATTAATCTTTGTCTCTTGTTAGCAATAGTGCAAGAGTCTGGACAAAGTATGGCCGGAACCATTTCATAATTGTCCTTTTCACTTTCTCTCACAATGGCTCTCACAGGGTATTTCTCAATGGGGTCTGTGTGTAACCACAAACCTTTTCTTTCCCTTATCATGAAGCTCCGTTCTCTCGACGGAATTCCGATCATGTAGTTTTTCTTGTCAAGTAAATCTTTTGTTATTGGCATATCATCCACCTTCCTTATTCTTTAAATTGTTTACGAATCTTGTTAGTGCAACGTACACAGTCGGTTCCAGTACAATGGTGTTTGATGCACCCATACCATTATCTGTGGTCAGTACAAAATTATACCCATCGTATTCTACGTACACTGAATCCCCCAAGTACACTTTTTTATCGCTCATACTGTTTCCTCTTTTTATAAATTAAAATAGTCCTTCTGAAAAGAAGGAATATATCTTTTTTCGTAGTTCACTTTTAACTTGTTCCCTATTCATCCAGTCATCGGAATCGGAAATACTGGGAGTCACATTTTCAACTCCTTTAATCATAAGAATGGCATCTATGATTTTTTGGCAATATTCTCCTCCTATATCTTTCGTAAAGACTACAGACAATCCCTTAATTCTATCACTCATTTTTTCACCTCGTTTATAATTTCTCCATAACCAAATTTTGAATTAGCATGGATTATGTGCAAATTCTTTTTTGTCCTTGTGAGCGCCACATACAGACATCGGAGTTCCGAGTCCATTCCTAACGTACTCCCTGTTAGATTCTTATAAACTGTCTTAGTCATATCTAATAGAACGACCACATTGTCCGCCTCTCCACCCTTCACTCCATGAATTGTGTTCACCATAATTCTATTGACACTTGTATCTGTTTTATTCTTAAATAAATCCCTATAATAGTTGCTTTCATTTATTTCAAGATTAAAAGAACTGAACCAAGGATCTCCCTTGATTCTGTCTTTCTTAAGATACAAAGAAAGAAGTTTGTCCCCGGCTATTTCTAATGGAGCACTCTTTCTAAGACCTTCATATCGTCTTATTGCGTTTAGAATAGCAGGATTCACGCTTGGCTTTTCTTTATGAGAAAACACCACACCCATTCGCATTAAGTGATTATCTATAGCGGGTAAGAAATAGTTATTGCGTGATAGAAAATAATAAGACTCTTCACTATTGATGGGAATGTCTTCAATACAGTTATGGTAGAATATATTTCCTCCTTCCTCTACCGCAGAAAAGTCTTTTGGTATTCTCATAGAAATTTTCTTAGACACGCTCTTCGCCAGTTCCAGTATATTCTTTTTCAATCTATAAGACTTATCTAAAACCACTACATCATTTCCCTTTGTCTTGTTTAGAAAGTACGGAGTATCCGCCCCACTCCATCCATATATCGCTTGATCATCGTCCCCCGCAATATAGACTTCTTTGCAATCTTTAAAGGCAACCTCACAGAAACGCCATTGAAGGGATGTCAAATCTTGTGCTTCGTCTATGATTGCAATGTCCACTGGAAGAGACTCTCCTTTGTCTATAAACTCTACCAAAAGATCGTCATAGTCCTTTATTACGTATTCCTTTTTATATCTTTCGTAATTCCGTCTTATCACACTGAACTTTTCAAAGTCCATATCATCTACCATTGCTTCAAAGACATACTTATTATTCTTTTCTAAAGAAACCATAAATAAATATCTATCGTCTCCGTGGTTATAGTCAGTTGTATAGTATCCCACGAAATTCATTCCCATCGCTGTTGAGAACTCCTTGTAGTGTCGTTTTGATATCATATCATACCTGGAAACTCCAAGATCACGGAATGCGAGGGAATGGATTGTACGAAAGAAGGGTAGATCATCTTCTCTAAGTGAGAACCTGTCCATCGCTCTGTCTCGCCCTTCATAACTACCTTTCTTAGTGAATGAAACGAAGGCAACCTTACCCGGTTCGTTCTCTTCCAGTATCTGTTCTAATAGATGCAAAAGAAAAGTAGTTTTTCCACATCCTGGCGCGCCAAAGATCATTTTTATGTTATTCATTTGACAACTCCATTGCCCGGATGAACGTAATTCCGATAATATAATATATCCCGCTTCTGCGTGGATTATTACCCCTTTGAAATCGCAATGCTATACTCATGTTGTACTCCTTTTAAAAATCTTCTTCTGAGAATTTAGAAAAGTCGGGTGAGAATAATTCTTTCGCTTCGTACAGATCTAAGTTTTTCTTACCCATAGTTGTCACTCTCAATTGTTTCCTGGATTCAGTAGTTAGTTTCCTTGAACTGCAACCCAGATCTTTTAATATGCCATGGAGTTCCGATGGATTGAAGTATTTGAACTGCTTTTGAACATAGACATATTCCAATAAATCCTTTGTACGAAATAGGTAATCATCAGTAGTGTTATCATAGAATACTCTCTTGGCTTCTATTTGATCCTTAGTTTCCGCCATAGCACGACCGGTTAAGAATTCCGTTATCATGCTCTTAATCATCATAAAGGGTGATGTGTCATCTTCCCTTTCTACGACCACGGGAACTATGGCTTTCAATGCACTATTTACTTTGTCAAACCATTCGGACTGTTTCAACTTAGAAGGGAGTTCAAACAGTTCCCTCATGCACAGCCGTAAGAACATGTCTTGTCTTATTATTTCATCCTCAGTCTTAAATCGTAACCTCTTAAATTCCTCTTGCCCTTGTAGACGGACTTCCCATTCGTAGTATGGGGAAGAAGTCTTGTATTGATAAAGAATACCCACTTCTACAGAACTGAAATACCCCTCGTTCTTTCCTATTCCGAACTCCCGGTTCCTGCATTCCTTTTTATTACAGAATTCTTTACAGGGACTTTCTTTACACTTATAGACATAATCTTTTTTACGTAAAGAAGAAAGAATGGTCCTTTCTACTTCTTTCTCTTCCAATGGTTCTCTTATGCTATCATTGATTTCCTTAAGACTTTGTTCAAAGAAATCTTCATCTTTCTTTTTTAGATAAACTCCGAATGAAAATAAAAAATTATTGCGATTTGAATTAGAATCAAATGGGTTAAGAAGATACAATAGCTGTAGACAAGGTGGAGCATCATTGAACACCATGTTTTCAAATAAGTCTTCCACCTGCCTCAAAGATGTTTGCTTCTCTGCGATATAGGTTAAAGAATCATTAAAAGATAACGGAGAACCATTCCGAATCGCGTATTGGGAAGATTCAACCGCTCCATAGTACGGAAGATTGATCCAACTTCCCGCATCACCCTTCTTCAGTTTCGTTTGCTTTGGAAAAATTTCTACCAACCCATTCTTCTTATTTCTAACGAAAGAGTCTATGGATAAAAGAAAAGAAAATTTACGCATCACTTCTATCACATCTTTAGCATTTTCTTCTTCCTTAAGAAACATATAGATATGAAGACCACCACTCTTGCTTCTGAATGGGATAAGGGGAAGACCACCTCTTTCTATGGCTTCTGTATAGATAGAAAGATCCGCATCATATATGTCTATGTCTATTACAGAAAAAAGGCATTTACTGTTTTCTGATATAGGAACGATACCAAGACCCCGGACTCCTTCTAAATGATCTTTGTAATCTTTGATGGTTATGAGCTTATCTGTGATCGTCCTACATGCCCCTGTCAACTTTCCCTTTATCTTTTCACCACTGTATAGACATTCTCCGTATGAATGTTGGGCTCCGGTAAAGAATTTCATGAAGCTCTGTATTTGCATTTGGCTTATTGTCATTACGATCAGTAGTCCTTTCTCTTAAAGCTATTTTAATCATATTCATAAGACATTTTAAAGAATAATGAAATGGCTTTATTCTACTGATCAACAATTTTTTCTGCAAGTTTGTACTGTTCTTCCTTACTGACCAGTTCCCCATCCTCGCGTATAAAGTAACGAGTGACGCAAGTGCTGTTCGCGAATCCATCAGGTCTTCCATTAATAACAAAAGGAAAGTCGAATAATTCATTGGCCAATATGAATGGCTTGTTGGCCACCTTAATGACTTTCAGTCGTCTTATTCGATTTCCTTTTGAGACGAGCATACGAATAGTCCCGGGTTCTTTCTCTGTCAATGCAGAAAACTGTTTCACGGTCCAACAGTCTTCCCCTTCTATACTAACAGTGGTTTCATCTTCTATCGTGATTGGCATATCCTTCCTCTTAGTGAAATAATTTTATTGTCGCCATTCGTTCATCATTTCTTTATTCTGTTTATACAATTATCCTATGTTCTTTTAACAATGCTTCCACCATTTCAACCTTGGTGGGGAAGATACGAAACACCTTGGTGTGGGGTATCTGTTTCTTGAATATGAATTCTACCAAGTCTGGGACATGTGGCTCTGTAACGAAAGACTCTTCGCCCACCAATACACAAGCAAGTGCATGACCTATGTGAAAAGTGGCACTCTTTCCTTTAATGGGGGCGGGTCTTATGTCGTCATATTTGAAGGATTCCTTCACCAGTTCCTTAAATCTTTCCGCCTTAGATTTGGCGTAAAGAAGGATGTAATCTGATTCCATGTGAGTCTTTATCCCTTCTTCTTTACATCTTCTTGACAACCATGTGACTTGACCGAATCTTTCGGAATCGTAATAAAACATTGGCACGTTTTCCCCAACCCAATTCAGTGGGAATATCAAGACTTCCTCTGGGACCTGCCTGCACTGTTCTTTCACAGGGAGAGGGGTTAATGGGGCGGATTCCTTTAAAGAAACCCATATATCTTCTTTTCTAACTATGTTAAAATCATTCCCCTTGAATCGTATTCTTTTCGCGAAGCCCCATTTAGTCCATCCGTACCTTTCAATTACATCTACCACACACTCTTCATTGTCTATTACGCATTTCATAGAACCACTTCTTGTCGCTTCTTTGAGAATTCCCCATGACTTTTCAAACTCTGAAAAGGAGTGCCTAACTATATCGTTCTCTCGTCCCATCTTTCACCTCGTTCTTAGTTTATTTAAAATTCTTTTAGTTCTTTGGAAACAGTTTCATCTTGTCTCTTTCTTGCTTTATTTATTGTTTCTTCCGTGATCTTAAATGTATTTCGGTCCTTGAATTCTTTTTGCTTACCAGGATTCCATTGAGATAGCGGTCTAAAGTACCCAACTACTCTGGAATAGACTTCACACCTTACTTTTAGAGCCATTTGAGATTTCCTCCATTCTTTCTATGTATTCTTTTCTCCATTCATTTGGATTAGAAGAATACTCGTGCCATATGTGGCAATTCCGTCTCTTTGGGCATTCTTCATCACAACCACATACATCACAACAAGATATTCTTTCTGTATTTATGATTCCGCTCACTACATCTTTTTTAAGAAATGTCAGCGTCTTCATTTTTTTACCACCTCTTCTGTGTTCTCTTTGGCTTCACTGTCCGCCTCTGCTTTCGCCATAGCCTTTGCTCTTTCATATCTCAATACGACCAGTCTTCGTAACCTTGCGGACAAGGCACTTCTTTTTTCTTGTACGAGTAGATATTCTTTTTCTATATCTATCCCATACAGTGGATCATCTTCGGACCTTCCTCGTTTGTCCAACAAAAAGAGATCCATAGGACTTAACGCGAAAGGCATATATTTCTTTATCACGTTAGACATTACTCAGTCACCTCTTCTTCGTCTTCGTCCTCTATATCGTCATCAACTACTTCTATGTCATCAGAATAGAGTTCCCAATTCCCTTCGTATATAAATTGTTCTTCCCCATCTTCACTGAGCAGTAGCACACTCTCATCGTCGCTTTTCAGTTCAGGCAATACCTTAGAGCAGAACATCTCGAGGCTTATGGTTTCGTTATCTTCATGTTCATCTATAAAGTTTTCGTATTCTTCCTCCCAGTCCATTATCAAACTCTCTCCCTGGATCTTCGCTTCTTCCAGTTCAAGGTTTTCAAATGTCTTCAATAAGACATTGTCTTTGTCTTCTCTTCCTTCTACCATCATTTTGTAATTCTTTCCCATAAGACTTTCTCCTTTTGTATTATTCTTTTACCATCCATATAATGGATAGGTCAGGGCAGAAGGACTTGAGTTCCCGTAGGAATTCTACCTTCACACCAAGTTCCACAATTTGCACTTGGTAGCAAAGCAGTAGCGAACTGCAGGTCGTGTCTAACAACCTATTTCCGGAAACGAGTTGCCTTATTCCACCATGCCCTGACCTATTCATTATAATCATAATGTTCTTCTTTACATCCATCATAATGCTTTACGTTCTCTATCTTATCAGCGTGGACACCACAGTAACAGCATTGCCATACATCTACTTCTTCTATATAAATATATTCTTTACCATCGACTCTTGCTTCAACTGTCATAGCGTACACTCCTCAGGTTTCCGGTCATCTCTGAATCTTAAAAACGATGAGTGACGCATCGCCCCTGTCTTAAATATCTCATTCCCACCCAGCTCTACGACTCTACCAATATATAGCTCCGGATGATCGGAGAACGCCTTTCGCCATTTAAAATTAAATCCACTGGTCTTTGTGACGTTCGTCAATACCCCATTCACATAGAGTCCGCAATACATCGCACTCACAGTCATTCCCTGTTCTAGATACGTGAGTGAGTCAGTCCCTTCAAATCCCAGCAACACGAAATCTTTAGTTAAAAATTTCTTTATCTTGTACATCTGTTTCGTTTCGCCACCGATGATATATGGGGCACCCATTTCTTTTAGAACGCAACCCTCTCCTCCCCGGTCTACAATACTTTTAAAGAACGACCAGCAAGCTTCTTGATTGTTCCCCGCAGTGAGATAGATAGTTGGTACCACTTGTATTTTGGGATACCGAGAATACTTATCTTGATGTTCCTGAATGATCTTAAGCCGTTCCTCGGTCGTCCATGAGCAAACATTCTTCCCTTCCCATTGAATGACATCAAATATTACAAATCTATGATAACCATTCTTCAATGCGAGTTCTGTCTCTGAATTCGTTCCGTACCCTGCTTCGCCCACAAGGATGGAGTTGTCTGGCAAATACTTGTTCAATGTAGGCAACATAGCTTGGAGAGCAGAATACATCGACCATTCCGCATCCCATCGTGTTTCCTCGTTCTCTTTTATGACCACCGCGTTCCATCCATCTTGCTTCTCTTGGCATATATAGTCTTTGCTCCAGTCAAATGGGACGGAGAAGAACCCATCTCTAAGATTCCCCTTTTCCTTCGCTTGTTCCGCAAGAGGGAACTTGCCTCGTATTTTCATCGTGTACCCATTGTTCACTTCACACCTCCACATAGAAGGAATATTAAAAAGATATTCCATACTATGACCAATACCAATAGAGATGTGAACAACCATGCAAGTGGTTCAAACTTAAATTTCATTTCACTTCCTCTACGAAAACATGCCACACTATTCCATTGGAAGAAGTCACTGTACCAAAGTATTCCCCAAGGAACTTCTCTCGGGATGGACCTCCTGTATTGTAGCAATGAAAAATAAAAAGTTTGAGAAAAGATTTTTCAGGGTCTACTATGGCCCAAATAACTATTTTATCTTTTTGAATACCAACAGACAGCAACTCTGCGTCTTCGTTAAGATAAATATGGGCAGACCCCACTAGTATGGGATACTTGTATATCACTTTCATTTCTTTACCTTCATCTTTGATATTTTCCACGCAACCCACTCTTTACGTATTTCCTCTTCCAGAAGAGCGATGATGTCCCTTGCCCTACCGACGGTCGTCGTTTGTGGTAACTTCGGAATTATAAAGTTGTAGAGCTCCCAGTGAAGTGATGTTGGGGAATTGATCTTATCAGAGTAAGAAGGAATATCCGCCCTATACCTATTCTTGATCACGAAGTCCACTGTTTCTTTGAATATATCTTTTTGTGCTGGCAACAATTTCTCAAGACCATTGTAAACCTCTGTGAGATACTTTAGAGTCGCCCCTCTTCCTTCGGAAGGTAGATCTTCCACCAGTTCCGATACTTTTTGTTTGGCTTCTGGATTTTTAGTGAGTACGTCAATCGCCATCAGACGTATGTCCTGTAGAATTAACTCTTTCCCTGCTTTTTCTTTCTTCATTCTTCGTTCTCCTTTCTTTTATTATTTAACCATGTTCTTCTATATGCCGTAAGACAAGAACTGCATAGGGCACCCACTGACCCCAAGATTTCGCACCATTCATCCTGGACCAGTAACCATCACAACAGAATCCACTTGGCCCACTCTATCATCTCTTTATAGTGCTTTATAGCTTCTTGTTTCTTTTCGTTCATTCTTCGTTCTCCTTTCTTTTATTTCTTAGGAATACTTAAACTTTAATTCCCGCGCAAAATTTAATATACTGATAATATTCAGAGATTTCCGATTCCGTGTAATTTGCCTGCGCGCCGATTTTTACGTATTTTTCCATCCATTCATCAACTGTATGGCTTTCGCATCCGATTCTTACGATCCCATTGTAATAATAAAAATTATTTCGAGTACCGGATATTGAAATTACGGGAAGGATTATTCCTTTGGCTCCGGTTAAATTGGCTCCGGTTAAATAGGCTCCGGATAAATTGGTTCCGGTTAAATTGGCTCCGGATAAATTGGCTCCGGTTAAATGGGCTCCGGATAAATCGGCTCCGGTTAAACAGACTCCGGATAAATGGGCTCCGGTTAAATCGGCCCCGGTTAAATAGACTCCGGATAAATTGGCTCCGGTTAAATAGGCTCCGGTTAAATAGGCTTCGGTTAAATAGGCTCCGGATAAATCGGCTCTGTGTAAATTGGCTCTGTGTAAATTGGCTCCGGATAAATCGGCTCCGGATAAATCGGCTTCGGATAAATTGGCTCTGTATAAATTGGCTCCGGGTAAATCGGCTCCGGATAAATCGGCTCCGGAATTTTTTTCTAAGCAATCCTTTAAACTTTCATATTCTCCCGATAGAATTACTGTGCCTTTAAATCTGTTCTTAATTTTAATACTCATTCTTCGTTCTCCTTTCTTTTATTTCTTAGGAACACCAGAATAGACGGAGTTTCCGTTCTTATCGTAAACTTCGAATATTCTGTTCGTTTCCTGTATTGCTTCCACTCTTTTCTTAAAAGAAATAACCTTTCTTTTCTGTTTCATTCCCATATAGACACTACGAATACCGTCTATCTTCATTCTCCGTTCTCCTCTAAGACCTTGCTCATATCATCCATCCATTCACCAAATTTTAAAGCGTTGGCCTCTTTACTTGCTATAGAAATAAGTTTTCTCACTCCAGTCTCATGGATTACGTTTATACTCGCATTTCCATTAGAATCCCTTTTATCTAAGCGAGCGACCTTGGACTTCTCCACAACTTTCCTTTGTTCTGGGTTCATGAACTTGAGAATCGTTTTAATTCTTTTCACCTCAAACACTTTGCATACGTCTTTCGCCACGTACCAGATTTCTCCCCCTTCCCGGAGAATTCTAATCTCTTTCCCCTGAAACTGAAAAATCTGTTTCTTATGGTCATGTAGTTCTTTTCTACAATATGGACAGACACTCAGTTCTTGTTCGTTTGGGGCAACAGAACCTGATGTGGTATTTTCGTTTGTCATAGGTCTATCCTTATTCAAAGTCTCTTATGAACTTTGTGAAATCCACCATCTCAATGGGTATAGTGTCAAGCATATCTATATCGTAAGCCGTTTCGTCCCCTTCGTAATAATTACAAGCATTACCGTACTCTGTTTCGTAAACTCCGCTTTTATGGTGTTCTTTAATTTGTTCCTTCATGTTCAATCTCCGTTTCTGTCTTATCTTCTAAGTCCATTCGCCGGTCGTCGGCGTCTAATTCTTTTATGGCGTCATAGAACATCTTAGTCTGTTCTAAATTATCTTCTTTAGAAAATCTTTGTGACCCCGACTTTATTCTACATACAGAAGCAATGGAGATAGAGTACTTTTCCGCTATTTCTCTTAATGGCTGAGGGGATACGCTTATCTCTTTCACTTGATCTTCGGTCAGCTTTTTTCTATGGTCTGTCTTGGCGCACTTACGATTAACCCAGGGTTCGCCCTGTCGCCGTTTTCCTGTTCTGATATGGCTTATGTAAGATACACTCACTTTGAGTCCTTTCGCGAGAGTCTTCAATGGTAGGGTAGAAGATAGAACGAATTGAATTTGAGAATCTGTTAGCTTTCTTTTCCCCTTATTGAAGTTTACACTTGTAGACATTGACCATCTCCGTTCGCTCTGATCTTACTTATGCAACTTTTACTGACTCCGTATATTTTCGCCAGATCTTTGTACTGAAGAAGTGTGGTATCCCTTATTTCTTGTACTTGTTCGTCTGTAAGTTTTCTTTTATACCCCATTCTTCGTATCTTACCGATATAGGAGACACTGACCCCATATTTTTCTGCAAGATCTTTACGATGAATAAGGGGGAATACTTTTATTTCTTGGACTTGTTCATCTGTGAGGTTTCCTCTAAAGTCCTTTCTTCTTTCTCCTCTTCGTATCTTACTGACACAGCTTCTACTGACTCTATACATTTCCATAAGTTCTCTATAATGAAAAGGGGAACTTTTTATCTCTTGTACTTGTTCTTCTGTGAGTTTTCTTTTATTCATAAATAACCAATGACCAATAACCAATAACCAATAACCAATAACCAATAACCAATAACCATCTCCGTTCGTCTTGTGTGAGAATAATAATTAAGTAAAATATACATTATTTATTATATATATGTAAAGAACTTTATTTACAAACCCTGTAAAAAAACTCCCGTTTATTTTGTATATATAAATTTATATATAAAATTAAAGTTTTCAGTTCGTTGAGTACGGCTATAAGGGGTGAACTTTGTACTCAGTCTAACGTACAAATTTGTATAGTCACTTTTTCCAAAAGCTCATAAAACATTACACTTTTAAAAATTACTTTTTTATAATTTTTTCTTGAGTACAAAATTACATAATTATACACTTTTTGGAATCTTAATTTTTGGGGGTTCATTTTTTTAGACTCCAAAATCTGTATAATTATGTAATTTTGTACTCAACAGGGTTTTTTTAAAATTTTTGTAATTGACGGAGCCCTTTATTTTATGAGCTTTTAGAAATAGTTTTTATAAAAATTTGTATAGTAAAGGCTTGCCCGTTTTTGAGTACATTGAGTACAAAATTACATAACCTTAAAAAAATTTTGAAGAGCGACCGGAGATGGACATTCTTCCATGTCCGTTCACACCATCTTCTTATAGTTTGAGAAAGCAACTTGACCGGAACTGGAAATTTGTCATATAAGGGCTCTACTGTGTAAATATATCCTATATAGGGACTCTTTGTTTCCCGGGCGGGTGGACTTGTACTGGGCGTCTATTTAAAAGAGCGTACAAGAGTCTGTAGAAAGAGCACGGAGCCGTTTATTGTAGTGTATAGAAGAACTTGTTGTACCTTGTTAAAATAGCTATACAGTGACTCCAGGCAGGTCCAGGCGGGGTTTTAATATTAAAGCAGTAGCGTACTATTGGCCGGCAGATTTAAAGAGTCTACAGGAGTCCGTAGATTTACTTGTAATAAGATACAGGGTACATGCGCGAAGAGCCCTGTATTTCTACAGGGCTCTTTTAAGTTTCGTAAGCGGGTAATGTTTATTCTTCCTCTTTTAATTGCCACACTTGGTCAGCTCTACATGGAGATCCATGGTTAGCGTATTCCCATTTGCCTATTTGTAGGTTGGAATCCCAGTAGATCTCATCTTCTTTTACGACTACTTCTACCCAACCCAAAACTTTGGAGAGCCTATTGAAGATATTTACAAAGCAGAATAGGCTCACTTGGTCATTCCAGTAAAAAGCTAAGATCCATTTACATTGGCAATACTTTACTTTATCCTGCGCTTCTTCAGAGGGTGGAGTCGGAGGTTCTATATCTATCCCTGGATTCTTTGCTTTGAAGACCTCATCTTCAATCTGCGAAGCTATTCTTTCCCCTTCTTCATAAGAGAGATTTAACAGACGGTTCCTCCTTTCGTTCATAGTGTGAATTCTTTGTTCGTTTTCCCAACCCATACCTTTATTCCTTTATTCTTTAGTTCTTTCTTTCCGCCTCATCCGAGGCATTCGCGGTAGCGGGAGTTGAACCCGCCGAGCGACCGATACCGCTTGTGAAAACTTATTTCAGAAGAGTGTTCTCGTCTGTCGGAATGAAGCCAGCATATCCCTTCGGGGGAACAGCTCCCTTTCCTTCCACTTTGTAAATGCCGGTTTCAGCATTGAAGACGATCCATATCCGATCAGCCGGAGCGGACTTCTTCAGATGTTTGCGAATCATACCGGCGCAGTCCTTTCTTCCGAGCTTCATTGTCTTGAAGACTTCGTCTTCGCTGACCGTTACTTTCCCGGCTACGAAGGCTACGAATTTCGCGAAGCTGGTTCCGCCTGAAGTGCGAATCATCCCGCCGTACAATGAAGGGCGAATGGCCGCGAGAGCCGATTTATATTTCGCGTCTTTTTGGGAATCGCAGAGTTCTTTCAGTACTGCGAGAGCGGAGTTCTTCAGAGCTTTCCGTGCTTCCCTTTTCGGATTTACTGCCTTTACTTCTACTTTTGTTTGTTCAGCCATTTTGAGGCCTCCTGGTTTTTAATTTACTCGCCTCTAAAGAGGCATTCGCTGGAGCCGGAGTTGAACCGGCTGAATTCCGACCAGCTTGAATTGGAATCTACATTACAACATAGGCTCTTCTGTAATAGGCTTCTTGTGTGAGATGAAGCTGAACGCGATTTCCGGTCACAGTGTAATTGATAAGACCTTTCCTGGATAAGCGATTTAACATAAGCTTGAACGCATCAACATTCTGATTTAATTTTCTTGAAGACCGACGAACGTTGAGATTTCTTTTTTCTGAAGCCATTCTTACTATTCTTTCGCCCTTGTTTAATTTGTTGTTCATAACTTTACCTTTCCTTTATTCTTTAATTTTTTAACTTTCCTTACACCAACAATATAATATACATTCTTACTATTGGCAAGAACAATTTTACGTTTAACAGGGCTTCTTCAAAAAAAGTTCGCACTTTTGTAAATAGTTAAAATAACGGACTTAAAATTCAGGTTTATGACCTTTGGAGAGTTGTCTACTATATAATAGCTTTTTACAGGGTGGAAAACCCTGTTATATTGTACTATAGTATATATTCCCCGTTTGCTTTAAGCAGGTCTGTACGCTCTTAGGACATAGCCAGTAGTAGCCTATTACTCTAATCCGTGTAAAGGTCTGTAAGAGTCTATAGAAAGTGTTATTGTAAATACTCCGACTGAGTGGAGTTGGAGTTCATTATTTGTAGAAGTATCTTTTATTATGTATACACTAATAAACATATTAAAAAAATTATAAAAACTTCTTGTCAAGTGTACGGTTTTTTTATTATATTAAAAATATAATAACAGAAGAAAATAGAGGAACGACAAAGAGTGAATGGAGATGGTCACTGACGAGCAAAAGGAGTTAATCGTACAATCTTATTCTAAGACCTTCGACAAGGAGATGGCGTATGTAAAGGTTGGTCTTACTGACACAGAGCGAGCGGAGGCGGACGAAGATAAAGAATTCCAAGACCGCCTTGCTATTTTTTTAATTGAGGAACGAGAAAAGATAATTGCTAAGCTTCGTAGGTTCATGGACTCGGAAGATGAAAAGACCGCGTTTAAAGCGACGACCGACCTTGCTCAGGTGCTGTATAAGGACTTCTTTACCGCTCTTGGGAAAGGAGTTAAGGATCTCAATGTCAATGTGAACTTGAACAAAGAAGATCCAGAAGAAACCAAGAGGATAGAAGAAGAGTACGGAACCTTGCTTGGTAACCCAAAAAAGTTTAAAGACAAGAAAACAAACAATGAAGGATGATGGAGTCATCGGTGCAAAGGAGTTCGGAATCTACTTAGAGCATAGACACAAGACCCTCTGGCTTGCCGTGAATCATCATCGTACTCATACAAACAAAAAGATGACCTTCAAGGGTCACTTCTACTTAAAGGCAATCTTAATGGACACTGCTAAAAAGCGTGTCCTGAAGAAGTCCACTCAGGGCGGTATCTCTGAGTGTTTGATTATAATAAGTTGGAACGCAGCGAACGAGGGTTTCGTAGTGTTCTATGTCTTACCAACAGATCAACTCAAGAACAGATTCGTTTCTAACCGATTTGAAAAGTCTTTATTCTATACAGATCATTACAGAACTCAAAGAGCGATAGGACGGAGTCAGGCTTACAGAAAGGAAAACATTGATAACCGATCGCTTAAAGATATAGGGAAAGGAGTGATCAACTTCGCTGGAAGCGGGAGCGATGTACCCTTCATTGAAATTCCGGCGGACTTCTTTATAGTTGACGAAGCAGATAAGTGCGATGCGAACCGTCTTCAGATGGGCTTAGAGCGGTTGGGTCATTCCAGCGATCCACATGAAATCTATGTAGGAAACCCAACATTCGTCGGGTCTTTCTTAGATCAAAAGTTTAACCTGTCAACGAAGTCCAGGTGGTTCATCAATGCTGATTGTGGTCATAGAATTCAGATAGACTTCTTTAAGCATGTTGTTAGACAAGTTGAAGACAACACTTATGTAATTCGAGACAAGAAGTTTGAGATCGGTGTTGGACGAGACGTCCGCCCGATCTGTGATATATGCGATAAGCCTTTTGACCGATTTGGGTACGGCGAGTATGTGAATGAGGTAGATCAAGCGGAGTTCAGCGGAAAGCATGTATCGCGCTTGTTCAGTGGCGCTTCAACTCTACTTGGGCTGGTTGATAATTTTTCAAAAGCACTTGAGAATGATTATAAGCTTCAGCGGTTCTATAACTCCGATCTTGGTGAATCGTTTACCGCGGAAGGATCCAGGCTCACTGAACAGTCTTTAGATGATTGTGTAGACGAAACGTATCACATGCCCGAATCGTGTACGTATCCAACTATTGCGGGCATCGACGTTGGAACGCTCTGTCACATTGTCATCGGTCTTCCGGTGAACGACACGATACGAATAGTGTACGTCGCAGAGATTCCGATTCAAGAGCCTTACGAAATCATTGAAATATTTAAGCGGTTCAGAGTAAAGATATACGTCATAGACGCTCTTCCTGAAACCAGGTTCGCACGGAAACTGAGCTCTTTGTATAAGGTCGGATTCCTTTGTTATTACAGCCAGTTCAAGAAAGAACTCATAGTGAATGTGAAAGACTGTATTTTGAGTGCCGATAGAACGGTGTCATTAGATACGTTGAAGGAGTCGTTTGTCTTACAGAAGATGGTTCTACCGGCGAATGCGCGGAGTATCAAAGATTTGTATGATCAGATGTCCAGTTCCGTACGAAGCTATAATGAAGAGAAAGATAGGTATGAATGGGTGGAATCGGGTCCGGATCACTATTTTCATGCCTTCAATTATATGTGCTTAGCTAAGAAAATCTTAACGATGGCAACTTGATATATGAGTGTAAAAAACAATTTAAGAAAAGCACTCATTTCCGATTGTCTTAGTGTACTGAAAGCAGAGGAAGGACAAAAGAAGATGATCTTCGGACGTCCGTTTCATTACGCCGGAGGCAAGTGGGTTCCAGACAAGGAAGGTCAGAAGGAAGAGGGTTCAAAAGAACGGTCTAAAAAAGAAGAAGACGGAGGATGGACGGATTCTCCTAAAGAGAAGAAAGAAAAGGAGAAAGTAGAACGTCAAAAGCAATATAAAATAGGTTTAGAAAGATTTGAAACTGCTAAGAAGAATAATAGCACTGATCGGTCTATAGAGGATATAGCAAAAGACTTGGAAGACCCGAATCTTCGATCTTCTACAGGTTCTAAAGAACCATATGAAGAAGACCTTAAAGATTGGGTAGATTATTTAGACAATTCTATTGAAGAAAATCCAATCATGATTCGAGTGGATTTTCAAAACGTAGAATCTATTTTGGCTTCAGGAGAATTAAAGAATCAGTGGGAAACCAGGACAAGTGGTGGGAGTTTGTCCAGACAAGGCAGAAATCATTGGGAGCATAGAATTATTGACGATGGAAATTATGAAAAAGAAATGAATCAGAGTGATTCAGAATTAGAGAAAGATGAATACTTTAACAGTCATCCTGCCTCTAAACCTTTGTATGGCTTTATAGCTACTTCTTCTGGGAAGTTCAATACTTCTCAATACGGAGATGTCCAACTTGTTTTTAAAGATGACATAAAAGACAGATCCACATTCACCCCTTCAGATTCTTCCGATGCGTCGGGAGCATTTGTAAGAGGACAGGCCAAAAAGTTGTTTGATGTGAAAGACCAATTCAGAAGAAATTGGTTGGATATGTCTGTGCACAATGTAGAACAGACAAAGTCCGGCAAAGGGTACATTGAAGCACAGATTCATGGCGGGATTCAACTGAAAGAGCATATTGCAAAAATAGTGGTTCCAAGACATGATACAGGTTGGGAAAAAGAAAAGGCACAATTAGAAAAGTTTGCTAAAGAAAATGGAATAGAGTTTGAAAGGGCTCAAATATGAAGAAACTCTGTGAGAACGGTTCGTATGACGTCTATGATGACGGAGACAAGTGGATCGTTCAAAATAAAAAAGATAAGAAGGACAAGAAGGAATACCCGAAGGTAGATAATCCTAATTATGCGCTCGCTCTTGTTGCTAAATGGGGATACAGATTATCGGAGGGAGCTTCAGAGGAAGACCTGATTAAGAAGCTTTCTATCAAGTCAAACATCCGTAAGGCTCTTATGGGCGATTGCCGAAAGACACTGGAAGAGAAATAAATAATGGGTATAGTACAAACTATAAGAAATAGAGTTCTACCGGCGAAGAAAGACACAGTTCAGAAGTCTTTAGCCACAACGAACGACTCCATTCAGCCTCTGTCCGGGTTTGGTCATAGGAAGCCCGAACGTGGAGTTCAGGTCTATACGACTTCACAGCTAAGAAACATATCTGGTACTGACAAAGACGGACGATTGATCACCGGCTCTTATGATCAGTCTCTGTTCTTTTTGACACTTGAAGAACGGATAATGATGTTTCGTATGTGCGTTCCAGTCCACGCGGTGGTCGCTTCAAGAATGCATACAATATCTACCATGGAATTTGATATTGTATCTGACAAGAAAGACGAAGATCGCATTGCACAGAGATTAAAAAATTATCGTAATTTATATAAAGAATATGCTAAGTCGACCGAACCGAAGTTCTTAGTAGCACGAACCTTCCTGGTGAAAGAGATCAGGGAGACGCTTACCGATGCGCTCCCTGATCTTTCTAATTTTGATACATCTCTGTTGAGATGGAAGAAAAAAATACAGAATCAAAAGACAGATCAATCTGAAATCATTAAAGAATGGATGGCTGAGCCCAATATAAACTATAGATACGAAGAATTCGTCAAAGCTATGGTGTTTGATTTGATGATTCACGGTTCTATCGCTCTTTATAAACAACATGAAGACAATAGACTGGAGAACATATACGCACTTCCCGGAGGAACGGTCCTTCCGTTGAAAACTAAGACTGTCGGAGGTCCTAATGCATACGTTCAAGTAATCCATGGCTATGATCAGCCTCAGATATACTTCAGCGATGAAATTGCTTTCGCAAACTATATTCCGACTACTGCAAGAGCGTACGGACTCGTTCCCTTGGAAGCACTTATAAATCTTATAATTGAAACGCTGTTCTTTGATCGGCTTATGGCAGAAGAGTCCGATGGAACTCGTCCTCCGGAGAAACTTGTAATTGTTACGGAACAATCACCGTTCGGAGATTTGTCAAAGGAGTTTGAGGCTCCGATGGAAGTGACCGAGCAAAATCGTCTTGAGGAAAAAATCAATACTCCGAAGTTCGGAGCAGTGATGACCTTCAGTGGGAATAATGTGCAGGTTGTAGATTTGTCAAGACGAGATACGATGAGTATTCAGATGCAAAGACAAAAAGATATACGCGAAGAAGTCGGTCTTGTGTTTCAAGCAACTCCGATGGAAATGAACTTGGCGGGGAGCGACAATACGTCAGGTCGTTCTACGTCAGAGATTCAGAGTCAGATGTATCATTCTAAAGCTGTTCTTCCTATCGTTAAGACGATTGAAACTTTGTATAATCGGGAGATCTTACCGTTTCGTTACGGAGTTGGTTGGAAAGTGGAATACAGAGGCGGGAAGTCAGACAAGGAAGATTTAGAGATACTTCAAATGAAGGTCCAGACGGGAGTGTTTGCTATCAACGAGTTGCGTGGAGAACGCGGGGATGATCCATTTGAAGGTGAACAGTTTGATAAGCCTTCAGGGCAACCGGGGGGACAGCCTCCAGATGGTTCAGGCGGAAATCCTTTCAATATGAAGAACGTCGGTGGGCAACAATAAATTGAAGTCAGTAGCATAAATGAAAGTTGGGGAAGCAAAGAGTATCTGGATCAAGAGGTTGGGAGACCGACAAATAAAAAAGCACGATACTTCTTTGCTCCCTTTGCTATAAGGCAAAAATGAGTGAATTTAAGATTCCCAAAACAACTCAATCGGAGTTCGATGATCTTCAGTCTCCGTTGGAGCTTGATCTTATGGCGGTCTTTAAACTCATTGAAGATTCTGTATATGGAATTCTTGATGAAGATAAGACGCCCGAAGAAATGATTAAAGCTGTTGATAAATTATTTGAGGAGTAGTATGATGGCAAGAACAAAAGAGAATTTAAAGGAAAGACAAAAGACTGATTCCATTTTCGCTGTGTATGATCAAGATGGGAAACTGATACACGACGGAACAGCTGACAGAACTAATAAGATTTCATACAAAGAAGCAAAGAAGAACCTGAAGTCCAAGCTACGGAAGGCGGTCGCGATGGAAGTGCTTAATTGTGTTGGAAAGGCAAATGATCTTCGGAAAACCTTTCACATATTCCGGAGGAAAGTGGGTCTCTGATAAGGGCGGAGCTGGTGGGAAAAGTTCCGGGAGATCTATGGAAGCACCAAAGAAGATTGAACCAAAAGGCAAAGAAGAAAGAAGTTTTAAGGTTCAAGACATGGCAGAAGAACTGGAGTCGGTTATGATGTTCACACCGAAAGAACTTTCAACAATGAGCCCTAAAGAAATAAAGAGTGCGCATAGGGATCTTAGTGAAGATTGGAAAAGAAGAAACAGTGGTGATAGTGAATGGTAAAACATAAAGACCTCAATTGGTCTTAACAATACAAGAGTGAGGAAAGACGATGAGTAAACAGTTTAAGAACTCTCAGGATAGACGAAATCGTAAAGCGAAACGAAATACGATGACCAACTATTTTACGAAAGCTATGATAGACTATAAGAATGGTGTTCTAAAAGATGAGAACAATAAACCTATTGTAGAACATTCAGAGGCGATCGCTTATGGGATGCGTAAGTCGGGAGTTTCTTACCAAGACATAAGGAAGGCGGAACTGAGAAATAAACTTGTTGTCTGTAAAGGACAGCTTCAGTTTCTTTTGAAGAAAGAAGAACGAAAAGACGACTCACTCGAAAAAGAAATACTGAAGTTGTTCCGTTTGGTTAAGAACCCAACGGACTCCGACATTCATGGATTGGCCGTTAAATTGAGGATCGAACCTTCCCAGGTCGAAGATAAGATATATGAAATCTTAAAGAGCTTCCTCGCAGGAGGAACGTCGAAGGGAGACGAAGGAACGCATGATTCAGATGAAGTTGCTATGGGAATGATAGTTGAAGCGGAACATACGGCTGACCCTGTTTTAATAAAGAAGATTGTTAATGATCATCTGACGGAGAATCCAAAGTATTACAGCGAAGGCAAAGAGAAAGGGATGTTCCCAGAACTCGACAATTTTGTTAGCAAGATAGAAAAGAATTGTGGAAAGAAAAACCTTGAATCCAAAGACAAAGGTCTTGAAAATGTGGACAAAGGCTGCGGTAAGAAAGTCAAAGAAGGTCTTTCCCCTGGAAAAGGGATGGAGCCGAAAGGAGCAAGACAACTTCAACACGTTTATGAATCATGTCGTTCAGGTGGAGGAAATAAGGAAGTTTGTTCCAAGCAAGCATGGGCGACCGTTAAACGGAGTGGGTACAAGAGCCTTGATAATGATGAGAGTAAGGAATTTCAATCTTTGTCGAATTATCTTGAAGATGAGTACTTGAGTAAACGTAATGAAGAAATAAGCAAGCCGAAGAGCCAGAAGATGGATATAGAGTAAATATCAAATAGTGCGAAAGTTCAATATCTTATAAAGAGGGTGTGAAATGAAAGTACAAAAGAACCTGAAGTCCAGACTCCGAAAGGCAGTAGCGATGGAGTTGGTGAGCTATATCACAAAGGCAAATGAAGGTCAAAAGAAAATGATCTTCGGAAAACCTTTCACGTATTCCGGAGGAAAGTGGGTCTCTGATAAGGGCGGAGCTGGTAGGAAGAAAGATGTTTCCCAAGAAACAGAAGATTCTGGACGAAGTATAAATGAAGCCAATGAACCAAAGGTAAGAGATTTGAAAGTTGACGATGTTTATCGGATGGATGGAGATGACTTAAAGAGATACCATAAAAAATTATCTCACGTACTGCAGAACGATAAATCTTTGACACCAAAAGATAAGAAAAGACTAAAGGATGTTCACTCTGAAGTGAAAGATCAAATTATGCAAATGAAAGCTGAAATGAATGCTTACCAAAATCCAGACTTTGATATTAGTAGCTGATGGGAAAGATACATAAGAAAAGATTATCCATGCGTTATGATTTCACGACCGGCTCGTATCGTGGGATCATACAGCGGGTTCTACAGTATAATACAGAGAAGATTCAAGACCTGACTTTAAGGATGTTCGATGATTTCTTTTCCGCTCAAAATGCAAGGATAAGTGACACTTCAAAAAGGATGAATTTGCCTGAGATCAGGGTGATCAAGCCAACACATCAGTTCAATAGAATAAAGAGCACAGAAACTGGGAATTCCATAACAGACGAACTGAAACGGATACTGAACAGTAGATTAACCGGAATACTTAATGATTCTAAGGTAGACGTACGAACCGGAGTGAGAGCCGGTACGACGAAGAAAAATACGATAAAGCAGTTTCAGGACGAAACGAAACGGATCTTTAAGAATTACACTAAGATAGACAAGGTATTCGGAGTTCCGAAGAACTGTAAAGGCATAGCAACGACAGCTTTACGAACTGCCTCAAATGAGTCTAAGCACGACTATTTCAGGGAGTTTATAAAGCAAAATAAAGATTCCGCTGTCATGAAACGGTGGATTCATAATGCAAGACTTTCTAAGGTTCCACGTGAACATCATAGAGACATAGCGAAAAGAGACCCGATCATGTTTCAAGACATGTTCATACTGAATTCGAAAGATAAGAAAGTGTATAAGACTCCACATCCTCATTGGACGGGTCTCCCTATTGGGGAAAAGATAAACTGTAATTGTGAAGTTCAATATCTTATAAAGAGGGCGTGAAATGAAAGTGCAAAAGTCTGTGAAGTCCAGACTTCGGAAAGCAATCGCGAGGAGTTTGTAAATTGCATCATGAAGGCAAACGAAGGTCAAAAGAAAATGATCTTCGGAAAACCTTTCACGTATTCCGGAGGCAAGTGGGTCTCTGATAAGGGCGGAGCTGGTGGGAAGAAAGAAACTCCGAAATCAGTAAATAGAGACCTCAATTGGTCTTAACAATACAAGAGTGAGGAAAGACGATGGAAGAAAGAATAGAGTTCCAGTATCAGCCGTTTGACTTTGACAACAAAGGGCATTATGTTGAAAAAGACGAAGGAGGACGGAAGAGAAGATACTTGAAAGGTATCGTATCTGGAACGAAGACCGACGGACAGGGCGAAAGGATTACAGAAAAGTGCATAAAGTCCTTTCATGAACAAGCCAATAAAGGTTGTCTTCTTCTTTACGCGGATAAGCATGGAATCCGATTCACGGATGACATAGGTATACTGACTTCATCAGCGATCACCCCTGAAAATGACTGGTACGCGGAGTGGAGATTGTACGATGAATCGGATGATGTTGGGGCAAACACTTTAGAAAGGTGTGATAAGATGTGGAAACAGATGCTTGGACTCCCGCCTTATGCAGTTCCCAAACAGAAGGGGTTTTCAGTAGAAGGGTACATTCCACCAAACGGTATTCTTTCAATGGCAAGCGACGGACGAAGAGTGATCGACGATGTAGCTTTAGACGGAGCTGTGGTTGTTCCGAGGCCAGCCTATAAGACATCCGTGGCTCATGCCGTTTTCAAGGCACTGGGAGAGAATTCCCCTTATCTTTTGGACAAAGAAATTAACACGTTCAAGGCTTCATTGGAAGCTGACAATATTCAAGGCACTTATTATAAAAAGAGATATCAGTACCAAGATAAGTTCGAAGATATGATAGAAAGCATTATGGTGAACAAGAGCCTCAGAGACAAGAGAGAAGCTCTTGGGAGATTGTTTAGCGAGTACGGATCCGTGATGACGGATCTTATTGTTGGTTCCGAAAGTATATTTGATTACAAGAAGTCTCAAGAAGAGAAAGTTCATAATCCGAACAACAAGATCGTTGTAATCAAATCTTTAATATCAGAGATAGATACTCTGATCAAATCTTTAAATTAAGGAGAATGTTTATGGAAAAACCAGAATTGAATACCGTTCTTTCAAATATCGGCTCTCTTGTAGAAGAAGCCAAGATGATGACCGGTAATGAGCCTCTTGAACCCGGGAAAAAACCTGGGGAAGCTGAGATGAGTCCTGAAGTGGCGAAATCTGTTCTTAAATGGCTACAGAAGTCCGATGGTCCTGCAAAGGACGAAGATGAAGACGAAGACTTGAAAAAAGCAAAGGACGAAGATGAAGACGAAGACTTGAAAAAAGCAGAGGACGAAGATGAGGACGAAGATGATGACGAACTCGGAAAGTCCGATGACGAAGATGAGGACGAAGATGTTGATAAGTCAGATGAAGGCACCAATGCATCAGATGATGCTGAAGAGGTCGTTAATGATCTCGGTGATATCAATGACAAGAACATCGATGCAGTGGCGAAAGCTATTGTAAAGAGCCTGATGGGCGGAAAGTCCTCAAAAAGAACAGTACAGAAAACGTCAAAAGGAAATCTTAAGCTAAGGAAATCCCTTGAATCTGTAAGAGCGGAAAATCATGAAATCAAAAAAGCTCTTTCCAATATACTTGAAGGAATGGGTATTGCGGAACAGGTGAAGATTCAAGAGACAGAATTAAAGAAGTCCATGGAAGCTCGCAAGGTTCCTAACGATTCACAGGATCTTCAAAAGACCCTTGACTTTCTTAAGACCGCTCTTGGTGTTAGAGGGAATTCCGATGTGGCTGCTCCCGACAATGGGAACAATTCATTAAGAAAATCCTTGACAGACAACAATGGCCTTGGCCTTGCGTCCATATTCGCTATCAACGCAAAAAATACGTTAAAGAAGTAGAAAGGGTTCAATCGGAGTTCTTTCTAAATAAGTAAAATCACATTAAAGGAGAATCTAAAATATGAACAACGAGATAATTCAGCAATTTAATCGTTGGGCTGGTGAGAATAAGAGCCAGTTGGCGAAAGCCTTGACTGGAGCAGCGAACTCCGGCGGAGCTCTTATCCCACAGCACTTGGAAGCAATCATAACCAACGCTTTACCGAGGATTTCCCCGGAATTAGCGATGGTCACACCTCAGTTTGACAATCAGTCAACTCATGAGTTTAACCGATTAACGGCACTCGGCGGGATCGGTGGAGCGATGGGCGAAAGTGCAGTAACGCCAGTAACTCAGCCGACTTTCACAAGAGCGAATGTTGCTCTGAAAGTCGTAAGAAGGAAGGGAGCAACAACCAACTTCTTACAGAATGCCAGCAAAAAGAATGTGGATTCCGCCGCGACAAACATTGAGTCGGAACTCATTTCGCATGTTCATGACCTCTGTAATTACAATATGTATGGAAACGCAGTAGCGAATCCGTGGGAATACAGCGGTCTGGACACTTTCATCGCCACCAACAGATTCAATAAAACTTCAGGTGGGGTCGTTCCTACCAATCTGAAAGAGCTTGATGACCTGATTGATGCGAACTTTGAACTTCAGGGGATGGCTCATAAAAAAGCATTCGTTATGTCCCCTCAGATGTTATCAAAGTTTTCGCAACTCCTAACCAACGTCAGGTTGAATCAGGGTCTGAGCGGATCTTTCTCACAGGTTGATATCCCGGGTGGATGGAGATTAAATGCTTATCGGGATGTTCCGATCATAGTCTCCAGTGGTTGCAGACCTAAGACCACGATGCCTGTGGTAACTCCGGCGGCAGTTATCGGAACCGGTGCTATCGCAGATAATCTTCCTTTCTTTTTCCAGGTTGCCGGAATCACAAAAAACGGTGAAGAAATTGCTTGCGCCGAAGTGACTGTCACGACCGCTGGTGGTGGTGGTAACGATAATTACATCACCCTCACATGGGCGGCGAACACTCAGTGTTATCGCTATAAGATATATGTCGGAACAGTTGCCGGCACAGTATATCTGAGGCACATAATTCCGGGGTTCACATACGATGCAAACGGAACAAAGACAGTTTCAGACACCGACATATCGGCAGCAGCCGACAAGAGATGGACTTCAGACGCCAATGGAAACGTTACGTCTATGAGGTTTCAGACAACTCCGGCCACTGTGGGTGCAGAAGTTCCCGTCGGAATGAGGCTGGACATTCCTCTGAATTTGACAGCTCTAATACCCCCGGAAGTGGTCGTTCTTTGGGACTTAGACGAGTTCCAGGGAATTGGTCGTATGCCTTATACGAACGAAGGCGGTTCACAGTTCAATGGTCTTGTTACAATTGAAGACCTTGCAAGGACTGATGACTTCTTACCGTTCCTTATCAAGACATACGGAGCTCTGGCGGATTCATTCGAAGCCACTTGCGCGATGGTCAGGGGTCTCAGGGTCGTATAAATGCGTAAAGTAATGACGTACAAGGAGTCGCAAGACTCCAAGGTCTCTAAGAAGAAAAATAAACTTGAGACCGTCAAACCGAAGAACAGCGAACCGGAAATCATTATTAAACCAATGGAAAAGGTTGCTGTTCCGAGGTTTGAATATAGATTGCTCCATCCCGACACGGATAGATGCTTCAGTAACAAGGGAATGTTTATTGTAGAACTTGGTAAGAAGAAAGTAGAACTTCCGATTGTCGGGGGAAGAGTAATAACAGACAGCGATGAAGTGAAGGATAAACTTGTAGCACAAGGGTTCCTTCTCATGCTTCGCAAAGACTTATAATAGGGAGAAGACACATGGATAATAATATGTTCTTATCCGATGCGGAGGCTGATGTCTTTAATAATTTGATGCCTGGAAATCAAAACATAAGAGTGGGCAGCAAATTGCAACAGGCTCTTTTTGGTCTTACGCCAATCGGAAAAAAGTTTTATATAGATCCTGTCAACGGAAATGATTCCAATGATGGGCTCAGTTATGCCACAGCAGTTAAATCTTTTCCAGTGGGTTATGCTCTTCTTACAGCAAATAAGAACGAAACTCTTTATATAGTGGGGGGAGCATCAGCATTAAATCTGGCAGTGACATTTTCATGGGAGAAGTCTTATACTCACCTTGTTGGTCTCTGTGCGGGGGGTGCTTATGGTCGTGCAAGAATTGGTCATAACGCCAATTTCACTACTTTATTCACCGTCAAGGCAAATGGTTGCCTCTTTAAAAATATTCATTGGCAGCAAGGAAGAGGCAGTTCAACGAACATCAATTGTTTATGGGTTGATGAAACGGCAAATTACAATACGTTCATAAATTGCCATTTTGATTCTCCTCTTAATGCTACAGAAGGAGCTCAAGCATACAGAGTTCTTGTCTTAGGAGGCACAGCATCAACTCCTATCGGAGCAAGATCAAATAAATTCATTGAATGTACGTTTGGAGACTGGACAGCTGCTCCTTCAGCATCAACTGGGGCATTAATCGATTTTAAGGGAGTCAATGCAGGAACCTTGTTTGACAGATGTACTCTTATAGTCAATACCGATAAAGCTGGACTTGTTGCAATAAAGGCAGCGGTAGACATAGGTGGTGGCAATCCTCCTGGTTATGTTCATTTCAAAGAATGCTCTTTTTTGGCATTGTCTACAGGAGTGTCTGTGCTACTGACAGCACCCACAGTGGGGAAAATTATTCTTGATCAATGTAGAGCTGCGGGAGTAAGTGCATGGTCTGGATCCTCCAACAATGTTCTTATCACCAATAGCTATCTTGGTGATGATTCCGCTGGTCTTGGGGTGGTTCAGGGATAATTGTAAATTGTAAACACTAATTTAATTCAGTTTGAGGAAGAGCCGGCTCACGCGGTTCTTCTTCTTTCTAAAATAAATTAAAGGAGAAATAAAATGGCTTGGGAAGAATTACAAGTTGCCCCAACTGGTGATGGAGGGGAGAAAGGTTTCGCATTCGAGATCTCAAGATCACTGGCTGCTGCGGGTTCTACAAAAGATATAATTATGCCTGACGATGTTCAAGGTATTTCTGTCACAGCGGAAGCTTCAGGTGGAGCAACAGCAACTATCTATTCTACGACAGACCCTGTTTCTGTAGTTAAGGCAATTGTGGCAGGAACCGTGACCTGGGTTCCGTGGGCTGCTGGGGCTGTAATTGTAGCAACTGGGGGAGTGTTCTATCCTGTAACTGCTTTGAAAATGACCCAGGTCGGGGCGGGTGCTTCTAAGTTGACAGTGAGGGCGCAGTAATGGGAATACACGAAAAGATAGTTCATCAAAGATCAGACTTGACTGCGGGGAAATGTGCCCCTTCTCTCGAATATGGCAAGACACTGGTGTCTGATCCAGTTGATTGGGTTCTTGGATCGGCAGTAAAGATTATGGATGCAAATACTGCTTCCAGGAACTTCATTGTGACGGATGTCATTATTGAATGTGATCTGTCCGCCTGGATTGACGAAGGAGAACTGTAATGGCAACTTGGGAAGGACTGGTATTTGAAATAGTGCTATACGGAGATGCCTTATGCACAATAGAACTTGGGAGAACAAGAACAGCGATTCCATTGTCTTGGTTTAATGGTCCAGTCGTAGGCGGTCGTTCTGTTCCGATTCATACTGGGATCATACAAAGAGGATATCCAGTGTATGCAAAATGTGCTTGCAATTACGGTGGAGAAGGTCTTGATATATCAATTCTTTGGAAGGAGATAATGTAATGGGTGCTTTCATATGGGTTGGTTTTCCTTTTAAAGAAGGTTCTTATTCCTACACTGACGCAGGTGGGGAACAGACAGTATACGAGTTGGTCAGTACTAAGAGTAGAGGAAAGATATTACGTGGAATATTCATAGACTTAACAACTATGACTCAGAATGGAACTGTAAAGGTCTATTATAAGATAGACGGAACCAATTACAGGGAAATTAAATCTATTTCTTTTACAAAGGGAGTGAGTTTAGACGGAGTTCATATAGACCTTTACTTTGCTTTTAATCATTCTTTAAAAGTGACGTATACTGAAGAGAGCAATGAAGGTGCTGTCCGTGCTATTCCTTATAATTTTGGATATGAAAATAAATTTCAGGAGTCTAAGTAATGGGTGGTCATGAAAAGATAAACGGTTCCAATGATTCTTCCGGTATCTATTCTTATACGGATGCTGGGGGAGAACAAGTTGTAATCAAAATAGCCACAACGACTCGGAAACTGATTTCAGGTATTTGGCTTGATCTTGTGAACATGACACAGAACGGAACGGTAAGATTGTATTACAAGATTGATGGAACGAACTATAGACTTTTTAGATCATATGCATTCGTTGTTTTGACAGACCCTGATGGATTGTATATTGATCTGAACATGGGAATAACGAATGATCTTGAGGTTCGTTATATAGAAGGGGTAGACGAAACGGCGGTGAGAGATGTGCCTTATTCTATAGTTTATGATATGAAGGAGTAACTGATGCCTTTACCAACACCAACAGAGGTGAGAGCTTTCCTTGAAGGCTATGGAATAGACTCTGCGAAACTTTCCGATAAGTGGATAGAAGACCGGATAACTGGGTTCATTGTTCCTTATGTAGAAAGAGTCACTCGTCAGAGTTTCAATGCAGTTGCTTCTGTCACTGAATATTATAGTGGGAATGGATCAAACATATTGATACTGAATCGCAGACCGATAGTTGCTATAACTGCGATAAGCTATGTTCTTGGGAGCAATGTTCAGGGATTTATAGACTTGACCAGAGTAGAACAGATCAACTCTGAGGGAGTCATTAAATCAAAAGCTAATTATGATGAAACATATATGTTGCCCGTCTTTGCAAAAGGAAAACGAAATCTGAAAATAACCTATACATATGGTTATGCATCCCCTCCGGCTGATGTCAAAGAGGCTATGATATATTTGGCTTGCGAACAGATACTCGGATTCGTTGGAGCAAGGACCGGTGGCGGTTCTCTTGGTGTTCATGCGTACAATAGGAATTTTGGTAATCGTGGAAAATATCAAGACATTAGAAATGACTTGGCCAGGCAAGCACATTCTATTCTTAGTAAATATATTACAAGGATTGTTGGATGATTCCAGTTGGTGTTGAATTAGAAGTAGAAAATGCTTTAATAGATACTCAAAGTGTAGTGAATGAGTATGGAACGGAGATTGAAATAGTTATTTCTGGAGAGCCAGATATAACAAGAGATAAGTATAATTCTATTAAGAGAAGAATTGGAGCGGACAGCGTAACATTGCAGTTCAAGGCATTCCCTGTAGAATATTCTCCAAGCAGAAAGCAAATTGAAAAGGCAGGGTTGAAAGAAGTTTGTGAGTGTATGATTCATACCGCTTATAAGGACTGGTCAGATTTTGGTTATGATGTAGATGCCTTAGACTTGACCCGAATGACCATATTGATGGATGGGTGCAGTTTTCGAATGAAAGAGAAAGGATACAGTGACAGATTTACTACATCTTTTCTTTACGTCACTTTTGGACTTACTAAGATATGATCAATGTAGAATTGAAAGGGCTTAAGAAAAAAGTAGAACGATATAAGAAGGCTTCCGAGTTTATGGAAGGAATGGTACTTGGTTATGCTCACATGGATGCGTTCAGTACGATTGTAGATTTTCAGAGCAGTCTGAAAAAGAATATGTATAACCTTAAAGAGCTTCATCCTTTGACTATTCAGAGAAAAAAAGAAATGGGTTACAAGTTCCCCAGAATTCCTTTGATGGGAAAAGGTCCATCCGATAAGAAGTCTATATATAATAGTCTAAGATTAGAAAAGTTGCCCAATGGATCTCGGGTCTTTGTTTCAGAAGAAAAGCATCATACAGCGAATATGAAGATGAGTGATTTGTTTGCTATCCATGAACATGGAGCCATTATAAAAGTCACGGAAAAAATGAGGGGATTCTTACATTATATTGGGTTGCACCTGAAGCCAACTACAATGGTAATAAGAATTCCGGCTCGTCCTGCTTTTAGTTGTTCTGTAAAGAAGGGTAGAAAAGAGGCCAAGAGTCTTCATAAGACCAGAATTAAGGAAATGAGAAAAGCAATTCAGATATATGCAGAAACCGGGGATACGAACTTGATTAAGGTCATAACAGGGTTCAGAAAACTGGGAAAGAAATTTGAGCAAGTATGAAACTACTTATAGACAATATGAATGCGTCAGCGGGATGGAGTGCTTCTGTAGCATTACCAATTCCAATCATTTATGGTCTTAATCAACATAAAGAATTTATTGCAGGTGGGAATGCCAATTCTGTTATATTTGAGTTCCCTGATGGTTGTCTTAATGGGTATGTCACTAAGACCTTTAATGTGAATGTTTCCGCATACGATGAATTGGTGTTGCATATATGGAGTAGAAACAAGAAGAGCGAAACCTTCACAAAGGTGTCAGACTACTACTATAAAATAAAACTTGCGGTAGGAGTAGAATATTATATAGAAACCAAGAGCCAATTGAATTACGTAGTTCTTGATATATCTTCATTGGCTACTCTAACTGAAATAACCATAACTGCCCTTCACAACGATGAAGATTATATAATTGTGTCTCAAGTGATGGCAGTTAAAGATGAATTCCCTTACGATATATTTGTTGCAATCAAAGATCAATTAGAATTAGACATTACGGCAGTCGTAGGTGATGGAATTCTTATTGGGACCATCACTACTCTATTGGGGGAAAAGAATGTATCTATAGACAATTACGTGGGATTCTTAGAAAGATATTCTGTATTGAAAATAAAGGATATAACCAACTCAGAGATTCATCAGGTTCAAGAAATCTCTGACGGTGCTTGTATATTTGGAACTCTGTTTGATGGAAAAGAGACACTCCATAAATACACTGCCGCGAATACTTATCTTCAGATTCCTGTGAGTTTCGGAAACTATGAAAGAGAAATAATGCTCCCTTCTATATCTATATGGGGAATGAGTCCTCAATTTATATTGAGGGGTAGTAAGTTGGAAAAGATATACGACAGTTGGAATCTTGCTTCCGGGGTATCGGAACGACAAGAAGGTCAGATACTGAAGTTCAATGTTCTTATAGACTGTGAAGCAAGGGAAAGTGAACTCGTTGCTCTTTGTTCAGAAATAGTTAGAAAGTTTATAGGAAGAGAAGAATTATGGTTGAACAATAGAAAGATGACAGTGAAATTTGAGGGAGTTCCCTCAAACGTAGAACCAACTGAGGCTTACGACATTATACCAAAGATTCAGTATGAATGTAGTTTAGAATTGAAGGAGGAATTATGGGAAAGGGCAAGTTTACCTCTGGTGACGACAACGAATTTCCAAGTGGAACCGGTTTAGAAGATGTATATGAAAATACCAAGGAGGATAGATATGAAGCAACTCAGGAAGGGCAGATTACTCCGATTTTAAGAAGAGTCATTCTGTACTTTAATCAAGATCGTAAAAAAGAATTGCACATTGATGGGGTGATCTATATTTTTTACGGAAGAGGAAGCAGTGTGTCTGTTCCTCGTAGTGTATTGACCCATCCAGATTTTCAAAGTCAAGCAAAATATTTTATAGTAAAGGAGAATTGAAATGCCTACAAATTTAAGAAGACTCGGAGTATATGGAGATTCTCTCCCTACCAAGAAGTCAAAGACCGTTCGTGCTTCTGATTTCAATATTGGGGGAATTCTTGGACTGTTTGAACGGAAATACGTTCTGCCAAAACTTTGCAACAATATTACAGAGTTTGCTCAGATATTTGGCAATCAAGAAACGTCTACATATTACGGATGGGACTCGGTTAAAGGTTTTTTTGACAATGTTGCTGGTGTAGATGCGAAACTGTATGTTTGCAGCCATGTAGGGTTTGCTGCGGCAATAGACGGAGTGGTTGCTACCACAGGCAATACTATATTGGACACAGCATTGCCCTCGTTTCGTTTAGATTCAGCTTACGAAGGTGCTCTTGACTATTCCACATGGGGTAATAGAACAGGGTACACTATCACACAGGGTTCAAGGTTTACTACTGCCGCCAGTGGGTCTGGAGTGAAGACAAACACTTGGGCTATCCTTGACAGTGTTTCTGATGTCAAGGTCGGGGATGTCGTAAAGTTTATGGCGACCGGAGATGCGGTAGTGACCGTCTATAAAATTGTCTTAACGGTTGATGAAACCTTGGGGAAAATAACATTTGCTGCAGCATTCGACGCAGCTGCTTATCTTAAAGACAATGACATAGTCACGGTTCCAGGTTTTCAACTTAAGATATGGCGAAAGTCTCCTCTTGGCATAATCACTCAGGTGGAAGAAGAACTTGGCAAAATTTATTGTACGATGGAAGATGCTGTATCTGACTACTTTGTTGAAAACGTGTTTGCAAGTAGCAAATATGTCAAAGTGACAGATCTACATTCTATTGGAGCTCTTGGGACTACTCTTCCCGCTACAGTTGCTACCGTTACGTATTTGACAACAGGAGCGAACGGAACGGCACCTACGACTGTGGCGCATTGGGCAAGTGATTTGCTTGCCTTTAATTTGTTGCCCATAAGATTCATAGCCAATCCGGAAACGACTGATGTCGCTCTTCAGAAGGCGATTGAAGTATATTCCAGGACAAGATGGGACTTGCCAAAAGTTATTTATAATGTGGCCGAAAATCAAACGAAGGCTCAATACATAACCATAGGAAATGGTTACCAGAGATCAGACGATGTTCTTGGAGTTATTGTTTGTGATTGGCTGAAGGTTAATGACCCATTTGCTTCTTCTGCATTGGCCGCAGATAGAGAAATCCCCAGTGTTGGTCATGTGATGGGCGCATGGATACGAACGATATCTAAGTTGGGTATTCATGTTATTCCTGCAGTAAAAGAAATCCCTCTTTATGGTATCAACAATATTGTTAGGACAACCATGTGGAGTGATACGGATCGTACAGACTTGGCAAAGAATGGTGTGAACGTAATCGATTTTATAAACGGTTCAGGATTTGTAATAAGGAATTTCTTCACACCTTCAACAAGTGTTGAGTTTCAGTTTGGCAATGGAATTCTTATGAGAGAGTTTATAAAAGTTTCTGCGGTAGATTCACTTCAGTCTTCCGAGAACACGCCAAACAGCTTCAATAGAATCTTATCAGATAGGGATGCAATATTGCAGTTCCTATTACGCTTATGGTTAAAGGGATCAACCGGATATGTGACAGAAGGGGAAACCTTTGGCCAATCTGAAGATGTGAATGGCAAGCCTACGAAATGGTCAGACCATCTCCAGGTTCAGGCAGATGCCATAAATAATCCACAGACAAGCATTCAAGCAGGAGAAAGAAACTTGGATGTTTGGTTTTCTTATCCTGCACCGGCTGGAAGCATTAAGATTGGTGTTGGTATATTACTTTTAAGTTAAGGAGAAAATAGATGCAACCAAATGAAATGGTAGAAAAGAAAAAAGTCCTAATAGATGGAGTAGAGCTTGCAGGACTTGTATTTGCCGGGGAAATGCTTTTGGAAAAGGGTTCAGTTGAAATACCCGAGTTTCGTAGGATAAGAAATATCCAAAATGGTATTATCAAGTATCCTCCATACGAGTTGAAATACAAACTCAATCGAGGAACCAACACCAAAGAGTTTCTTACGAACTGGTTTTTAGATGATGAGATAAAAGATGTTGTTATAGTTCGGACAGACGCCCATGGAGCGGAGTTCGGTAGAGTTCTTTTATCTCAATGTGAAGGTCTGAAAATCCAATTGATGCCCGACACAGATTTAGCCAATCCGGCTTATGCCCAGATGGCCATTACAATACTGCCATGGGAAATAACGCCGATTGATGCCGTATAAGGAGTATTTATGAAATTACCAATTCCTGTCTTTATGCCCTCAGGAAATATTTTTACTGAAGTAGAGATAGTTCGTCCAAAGGCGATAGTCATAGCTGATGCTAAGAAATTCATTGACAGCGGTATGGTCATGTCCGCTGTCAAGTCTTTCTTATCTGGTTGCATAGAATCTATTAAAAGTGACGAAAGGGTTATTTCAGATAAGACGGATATTAAGAATATGGTAGGATTTATACCATATCGGTCGGCAGAATTTTGCATGATTCAGATTATGATTCTATATGACCCAGACAATGATGGAGCGGAAGGGGTTTATAGATGCCCTCGTTGCGGGTTTAGAATTGTGAATGAATTTGTGAAAGAAGGGGAAATGGAGATTGACACAAGAGATTTCATTTCTCAACTTGAAACGACTTTCATGGAAGAGATAGTCCCAAATTTTACGGTAAGTCTTTCTCAGCCCGTGAATATAATAAATCAAAGTACAAAAGATGTTCTTTTGTCCGTAGAGTCCATGACACTTCGTCATCCGACTCTAAATGACTGTATGGTTGCAGAAAGAAAATATGGCTCTAACGATAGTGTGCGTATGCAGTTTGCTATGTATGTAGAAGCCATGGAAAAGATAAACGGGATGGAAGTTGAAAAGAAAGATAAAAGTCTATATGGCATATTGATATTTGAAAATATCAAAGATGCACGAGTAGACTTGGGGGCACTCAATACCGAAGTCTCAAAATATGGTATCAATCCGAACGTTGACAAAGTCTGTCCCTCTTGCGACAAAAAATTTAGAGTTCCGATCAATCTGTCAAATTTTTTCGTTTCCGGACTTACTCTCTAAGATGGGTGAGTCCTGACTGGTTATGGTTGTTTTCTAATGTTTGTCATATTGATGTAGAGTTCCAAGACATTGTCAAAGAAAGCTTTCTTATATGTAGACAGAGTAGTGGTGGGATTACAATGAAAGACATTTGTGACATGAGCATGAAAGATTATTTGTTCACGGTGAATTACGCAGATGCTTTACAAAAAAGAAAAGACACAGATCAATCGGAGTAGTCATCTTTTTTACTATACATATCAATAAATAAAGGTTTTATTTTTAGCATAATACCCTTATGAGCGGGAACTTTATAAAACCTTGCTGGGAGTCACCGGTGCTGTATAAAACGGTATTAAAACAGGTAAAAGACCGGTTTTAACGTTTTACAGGGTAAAAGTGACAATACGAAGGTGGTTTGAATGGAAGATGCGATATTCACATTTGATACAAAGTCTATGCAAAGTTCTATAAACACCATTGCGGACAGCATGGTCGGTTTGAAGAACACCATTGAAAGCATGACCACCAGCGCAGGGGAGAAAATACGATCTGGTGTTGATGAAGTCACTGGAAAGACTAAGACTAAGACAAAAGAAGCCAGCAGTGCACTAAAGACCAGTGTCAGTAATTTTTCTGAAGGGTCCAGTGCAATGATATCTGCATTGACCAAGAAACTTGTTGGCCTTGCTACGGCATATGTCAGTCTTCAGTCTGTGATGAAAGGTGTCCCTGAAATAGGAAGAACATTCTCCCACGTGGGGGACATCATACAAAGAAGTCTTTTTTGGCCTTTACGAAGACTACTCATTCCGATATTACAAAAGATTTTAGACTGGACAAGAGAACACCGAGTGATGTTCGTAAAGTGGGGAGTGATGATCGCTAATGCTTTTAGGGCGGTCTATACTATTGTAAAGGCAATAGTAGATGTCGTTCATACTATGATGGAGTCTCTGACACGAAAATTAGAAGCCATCTTTGGTAGAACTACAAAGACAATGAGCGATATTATAAATATCATAATGTTTAAGATTACTGTGGTAGCACTTTACATATTGGAAGTCATGAAACCTTTCTTTGAAACACTCACCAGCCGGTGGGCAAAACTGATTGAATGGGTGGGTGCGTTTGTTATCGGTCTTTCAAAAGGATTTGAAGATGCAGGACCTTTGATCGCATCTTTCGTAGGTTCTTTCGTAAGACTGTACGAAGCATTGGACAAGGTATTGACCAAAGGAGGATTTGTGGTTGCTCTCTTTAGAACGATAGGAAACTTGGTGGGAATGATTCTTGCACCGGCTATAAGACTTTTGGCATTGATCTTTGATGTATTGGCTTTCACTATAGAAAGAGCAGTGAACGCAGGTGAAATGTTTTCGGCATGGCGAGAAAACGATCGTGTAAAGATGAAAAGACTGTATGAAGAAAAAGAAAAAATGGCCGATGAGTATCAAAAGAGATTCAAGGCATTAGGAGATGCGAATTGGAAGGGTTGGGCAAATAACCTTAAAGATATAAAAGAAACATTTGTATCAGAACCAACAAAGGAGGTTCTGGCAAAGAAATCTTCAAGTTCGACTAATATAAATAGCAAGATAGACAGTACGATAAATGTCAATGTTTCTGCTCCGTCAAATGCGAAACAAGTTGGTGTAGAAGTTGGAGCGGGAATTGCTTGGAGCCTTAAGGATGGTCTAAGAAACAATCTTGGTTTTGAAGGGGAGGGAGTTGCCCACAAATGAAACTGAGTTTAGACATAGCAAGGTATTCTTTTCATATTCCATGGTTCTTGTTTGATATAGACAATTATCAATTGATAACCAGCGTAACCATTCCTGGGGATATATCTGACACTAAAGATATAGTCTTAAGTGAAACTCCGATTCCCGGCTTAAACTTTTCACCGATCACTCCTGGCGGAGCCGGGAATCGGAAAATTGCTTTTACTTTGCCACTTATGAAACGAAATAATACCGTTGGCAATGTTCTTATGCTAAAGCAATTTGACATGCTTAGACAGAATGCAGTTGGTCTTACGGATTTCTTTTCTGATCAGTTTGAAACTACCCCGAGAGTTCTGTATTATTGGGGGACCGGTTCAGTTCCATTGGTTTATTGGGTGAAGAAATGTGATGCTTCCCATAAACAAGGATGGGTGAACGCTCTTGGGCAACCTCAGTACTCTGAGATAAGTATGGAACTTTGGTTAGACGAAACGAATCCGTTGTACAAGTCTGAAGAAATTTTCAGAAAGATGGCGGCTCTTACTGGGATGGTGTATGGGGCTTACGATATTTACAAAAGCATGAACGGAGAGAAGTCATATTGAGATATCAAACGATAGAAACTGTTCCTTTCATAGATATTTATGGAGATCATTACGCAGTGAAGGATCTAAGGGAATACCCGAAATATTCTACGGCTTCTTTGTCTAATATTCGAGTTGGTGATGCCATAGATGAAATTGTTACGGCAAGATATGGAGATGGGACCGAGGGCGAAGTCTATAAAGCTGTAGAACATAATATTGAAGATCTATTTGAAGCCGGTTTTGATTTATCAAAAATAAGGTCGTTGAAGATACCCATAAGATGATAAATAAAAATTCTTTTAAACTACAGAAAGCCATAGTGATGGAACTTCTTAATGTCATGAAAGCGGAGGAAGGTCAAAAGAAGATGATCTTCGGTCGTCCGTTTCATTACGCTGGAAGCAAATGGGTCCCGGACAAGGCGGGTCCGAAGAAAGAAGTTCCGAAAGAACGGTCTTCTGGGAAAAAAGAAGACCCAAATAACATTCCTGGGAAATCCGTGCGAGGGGAAAGAGGGCACATAGATACAATTTATGGAGAAGAAGATTCTATAAAAGATTTAATGAATTGTGCCTTAGACGCAAAATTTCCAATAACAAAACAAAAAGCAAAAGAATATTATCAATCTTGTTTAAGTTGGTCTAATGATCCTTCAGACTTTAGATTAATTCAACAGGGAAAGTTTGATGGTTCAGAGTCCCGTAAAAAGCAATACAAAGATGATGTAAACAAAATAGAAAATCTGTTTGAATTTTACCCTGTCTATAAAGATAGATACAGTAAAATTTATAGAGGAGTCAGTTTGGATTTAGCAGAAGGATGGTCGGATTTTGATGTAAATAATACCTTTAGAAAAGGCTCTACAGTGGACATGAAAGGATTATCTTCTTGGTCGTCAGATCATAGAATTGCTGAAAAATTTTCCGAAGGCACTGGAATAGGTGACTCTATCTCTATAGTTTTTGAAAGCCCCAATAAAAAAGGCATTTCCTTAAAGTCTATGTCTTCTCATAGAAAAGAAAACGAGGTCCTTCATTCTTCAAAGACAAAATGGAAGGTGAAGAACTTGGTGTCTACTGGTAAAAATAAGTATAAGATTATATTGGACGAGATATAAATGATTGGTCTATACAATGCTGACTCTTCTTTCTTTAGTGTTGAGATAGAAGATGTTGGTATAGAAAAGAAAATAATAAGTCAAGACATCATAAGTTTGACCGTGACGGAAGAGATTCAAAAAGCTTCCTCTGGAACTCTGTCTCTGTTTGATCCCAATGCGAACTATCCCCGTCTTCTTAGAATGGGGATGAAAGTGAAAATAGCTTGGGGATATAAAGATGTAGATACGAATATAAGAACAGCATTGGCCTTGGTTAAGAACCCACAAGAAATGGGTGGAAGCATGGTTCGTGAAGGAATGACTGGATACATAATGGCTCCTTCTGGGTCTGGTAGCCAAGATGGACGTATCCAATATAATTGTAATTTCATTGGGACTGAATGGAGTAAGACGAAAGAACAAAAAGTTTATACCACAGGAGATAAGACCAGCGTGGTTGTAGAAATATTCACACGTATGGGAGTTTCTTTTTGGGATATCATGTTTGAGAAAGGATCTGAACGTATTCAAGAAGATACACAGATTCTTCAGTGGGAATCCGACTTCAAATTCCTTCAAAGATGTGCAAGGGATTGGCACTGCATATTTAGAGTTGGGGCTACTCCAAGTGGACTTCTATATGGAATGTTCGTTGATCATGACAAATTTAATTTGGTACAATTTAATAAGGAAGTAACAGGGGCATCATACGGAAACTCCATCTATTTGGATTACAAATGGGGTTTGGCTAATGTCACAAGTTATTCTTGGCAAAATCATATGGGGGAATCAGGGACCGGTGATAATGTAAGACTGGTCATGATAAATGGTAAGACCACATTCATTAGATACATAGCTGAAACTGAAACGGTGAAAGCATATAGGTTCGTTCCAGAAAAAATAAGTGATGAACTTAAAAGAAGAAATTCCAAAGGCGGTATATCTTCAATGAATGACTATATGAAATGGGCGATGGACGTAACAGACTTCGGTGAATTGGTCAAGAAAGGTATATTTGTTCCTTATGATGAAACGACCGCCCCACAAGGAATTGGATACAGCGTGAATCTACAGATGCTTGGAAATCCGATGATCACTCCCCCAATACTTGCTAAATTTGGAAAGGGTTTTCCAGACAATTTGTCAAACTATATGGCACCATTATTTTTATCGAAAGTTGATCACACCATAGACAAAGACGGTTATCGTATTTCAGCAGAAGCGATGGACACTCTTACATATACCGGAGGAAGCTTTATTATATGAGTTTTCAAAGAGATGTCCGAGCTCAGCTTGATCAGGTTATTCGTGAAGAGACTAAATGGTTGAGGCATTACGAATCTGAAGTCGTAAACAACTTTGATACTTTAAAGAAAGGGCGAGTGAAGGTCGTCATACCGGAACTGGGTTTCTATACAGAAGACAAAGGGATGTGGTGCTTTCCAAGACAAGGGAACTCTATGAGTGTCCCAGAGAAAGGTTCCTGGGTAGATGTGTACTTTGCTTCGGGTGATCCGAATAAGCCTCGATATCTACATTACGCAAGTGAAATGGACAGCATGATCCCATCAAAGTTTGATGGCCAGCCGGCAACAAGAGTGATTTTTGAAAGTCCTATCACTAAAGAAAGTATAAAGTATAGTGACGACACCAAAGAGTTGGTCTTCTTGGAAGGGACTGAACCTTTCGTCTTAGGTAATATCTTGAAGACAACTCTTACGAACTTGATATCTGCCATAGAAGCTTTGACTGTGGTTACTGGAGGGGTCCCTTCAGGGGTTCCTGTTAATGTTGCTGCATTTGTGGCAATAAGGACGAATCTGAGTACGATCATAAGTTTACTCTTGAAAGGAAAATAGATGGATTATTCTATAGATGAACTCAGCAGTTGGGATATATTTTTCTATTACGGAAAAAATAATTTGGACTTAGAACTGAGTTCAGATTTGATGTTGCTTATGTATCAACGGGATAGAAGTTTGTACTACGACAGAAGAGAGTCGGGTGGGGTTTCTGGGTATGAAAATCATCCGAACGACCTTGGTCTTCAAGTGAATATAAGATATAATGCCGCCAATGCTATTGCATGGAAGAATAGTGTTGTTGCGGATGGTTTGAACGGTCTTCCAGATCGTAGAATTGCAGTGAGTCAAACCAGTATCAGTTTTCTTAAGTCTGGCGGAGAATTAGACGTAATAGTCTTGTTTATTCCTTATTACAATTTCAATAATTACAGAACGATAAACGTACCAATGGCAGGAGTGAAATGACAACCAGTCCAATTCGTTATACCTCAAGAACATTCTCTACTATTATGAATGATATCAACTCCGATCCATATCTGGTAGACAAACCAGAATGGTTCAAACGTATTTGGGCTGGAGTTGGTGATATGTTATCTATGATAGAAAATGCATCTGCCAATCAAGCATATCTAAGAACAGCATTCACTCGTCAAGCCGTTATAGATCTATGTGAATTGATAGACTATGACTTGACACCACAAGTAGAGAGTTCGGGCATTCTTTTATTTTATCTTAAGGGAGCAACTGTGTTCCCTGTAACAATAGTCCCTGCAAACTTATCAGGGAAGACTGTTGGTTCCTCCGTGATGGTTGGTAAGAAATATGAAGCAAGAGCTGCGGTTACCATTGCGGCTTCAAGTGAAACTTTTGTAGCTGTTGCTGGAGACGATAAACTCACTGTTGCCAGAGTGTACACGACCGGTGAAAAGGTACGATTGACCACCGCAGCAGCAGACTTGCCTTCTCCTCTTTTGATAAATACAGACTATTACGTTATCTATGTAGATGCTACTCATATTCGTCTATCAACCACCCTCGCGGGTGCTTACGCAGGCACATACATAGATATTCTTGATGCAGGGACTCCTGCTCACATAATCCATCTCTATTCATTCCCAGTCACTTGTTATCAACAAGATTCTTTATCTGCATCTATATCTCTTGGCACTGCTGATGCTATCACAGAATGGCAGGAGTTTGCCTTGCCTCATTTATGGGTGTTGGAGAATACCTTGGTGATAACTATAAATGCTGTCGTTTGGACAAGAGTAGACACTTTTGTTAATTCAGGAGTAGCGGATACTCATTACAAGATTCTTTACGATAAGAATGGGAAAAGCAAAATAAGATTTGGTGACGGAGTGTACGGAGTTCTTCCTGGTGCATTTCCGGTCTATGCGATGTACGCTCATGGTGGCGGCTTAGACGGGAATGTGAGTGTTGTGAATAGAGTTTCCATGTATTCTGGTTCTGATGCCAATATAGAAGGTGTTTCTAACCCTGCTACTTTTACTGGTGGTAGTGACGAAGAGTCTATTGAATCTGCAAAAAGACTTGCCCCGCTTCTTTTAAAGGCTCGTGATAGATTTATAACAGTAGAAGATGGACAAGCATTGGCAGAAGCTTACGGAGGAGTCTCTATAGTTGCGGTCAATAAGAATGTCTATGGTCTTCTTTCTGCCCAGGTTGTGGTTGTTCCAACGGGGGGAGGAGTTCCTTCTGGGGCATTTAAAACAGCTCTTCAAAATTATTTGATAGATAGAACTATACTTGGATCTATAGATGTTAGAGTAGAAGACCCAACTTATAACACAAGAAACGTCACTTCAGCCATGAAGGTAAAGACCGGATTCGTGTTTGCAGATATGTTGCCTTTTTATACTCTCTGTGTTCGGCTACTTATGAGTGAGTATACTACAGAAATAATAAACGATTATTTTACCAATGGAATTGAAAGTGCTGTGACTTTGATAAATGCAAAATGGACTACTACGTTCGTCTCAGAGGACTATCCTCAAATTCAAGTGTTTCTTGATGAAATAGATGGTCGTGGCCTTGCACCATATTTTGGGCAAACTCATGACCAAAGTGAAACTCTTGGGTTTATAAATATGTTCATAGACGGATGTGATTACGTTACTTGGGCAGCTCCGGCGTTCCCTTTCACTAATGCAATAGATGAAATCAGCACAGATGGTGTTATGACACTTACGGAGATTTAAGTATGTTGCCAGAATTTTCAAGAGACATTCCAGAACTGTTAAAAAAGACAGCGACATCTGATCTTTCTGCAATAGCCCTGATTGCCAAGTCTGATACTCATGTAGCAGATTGGAAAAAGGAAATCACTGAAATGGCATTTCTTAAATTAGCGGAAAGATGTCCATCACATCTACTTGATGAACTCGGTTATATGCTTTCAGCAAATATTTTACCATTTGACGCAGAAACAGCAAAAAGAATAAAAATATATACTGCCGTACAGAGACATAAGAATCGTGGGAGTTGGGTAAATGATGCAAAGATTATCATTGATTCCATCGCAGGTGGCAGTTCTGTAATTGTCTCGTCCTACTATAATGCTGATTGGTTGTTGTGGGCAAAGGAAAGTACGGACTCTTCAGATTATACGGCAACTATTGGTACAGATGGTGTTGATGATGAGCTTGGTATTGACTTGATTGGTGCTGGAGATGAGTGTGAGATTGCTGGAGTAGTGTGGATAGACGTTGATAATGGTTTCCTCACAGTGCTTCAAGTGGAACAGCTGGTTGTTTCTTTAACAGATGTTGTGCCTGTGTATTTTCGAGTGGTGTTAGGATATTTTAATGTATCGATATGGACAGTTTATGCAATTATGGGATGAGGTAAAGAAATGGCTATAAAAAAGAAAATCAACTGGGGCTTTGATGCTGTTGCACCGAATGGAGTGCCTGATGGTGCGGGTGACCGGTATTATTCACAAGACTTGATGAGAGACCTGCTGTATCTAATGGACAGGGTGGGTCTTTCCTTCAAAGACCAGCTAAAACAAATTCCTTTCCATACTGAAGGCGGTGAAGCATCTCAGGGTGCTGGTACAAACTTTAATATCACCGCTGGAGTGGGATATGTCAAAAAATCTTTTCAGACTGTCTTGAGTTATGTGCCAACACCACCAACCACTCAGGATGAGGATGTTGAAGCAATCAGAGTAGCATGGACAGCTCAGACAGATCTAACGATTGCTGGATGGACTGCTGGTGGTGCAGTCAATTATTTGAAGGTTGCTTATGTGGATCTGGATGGTACTGCAAGGTCCAGAGCAAAGAAAGCAGGAACATGGGCATATGATTCATCACCGTCATTTGTGTTCACGGCATCAACTGTTGCTCCAACTGCTTATGAATTATGCCTTTGCACATTTACTGAAGCAGGAAGCACTTTTACATTTTCCCAATATATGCCTCACAAAGTTGGGAATAAAAATTCACAAGTGGTTGTGTATGACCAGACCTCTTTCAATAATGCTTTTTATCGGTTTGGTGCAAATGCTTATTATCTCAAGCCTCATATAAAATCAATTCACTTCAGATATTTGTCAGGAGGGTATCAACCATACAGTTTATTATCCGGTGGTGATACGTGGGGTGACTTATATACCAATGCTTGTTCTGAGGTCACGATGGAATCTGGAACATTTATCCAATTTAGTGCGAGTGGTGCTGGTGCTGCTGAATTGAAAGGGAATATGACTGTCAATACAGACCATTGCTATCTTAAAAATGTCTGGATAAAAGGAACAGGTGTGACAGTAGCGAGCATAACTGAATCATTTAAACTTGGTGCAAATTATGTTACGTTTGATAACTGCAAGACAAGCAATAGATTGAGTAACGTTGATTTTGTAGGATTTCAGGGAAGTGGAACGGCATTACATAACACGACAAGTAAGTACAGAGATTGCTCAGTTTTTGCGATTAATGGAACAGATAAGATTTACGGATTTAAAGATTGTGGCAATTTATCAAATTGCTTAGTTTATAACATAACTGGAACAGGGGATATTGTGTATGGATTTTATCAATGCTCCCAAGTGACAGGATGTATGATAAAAACCATAACAACGACAACTCCAGAGATTAGAGCCTTCTATGGTTGCACTCAAATAACAGGATGTTTCGCCAGTGGTTTAACATCAACAGATGGTGCGGTCTATGGTTTTTATTCTTGTAACCAAATGTCTGCTTGTCAGGTGGATGATAGCAGGTCTACAAATGGGATATCTGTTGGACACAGTTTATGTTATACAATGTCAGGGTGCGGAGCAAGTGATATTGTATCGACCAACACTCATGCTACTGGGTTTAAGACTTGTTCATATATGTCAGGATGTTTTGCTCATGGAGTTACTGGCGGTGCAGGTGCAGGTGACTTAGGATATGGGTTTGAAAATTGTAATGTACTTTCTGCATGTGCTACTGGCACCATTTTGGGCAATGTCCATGAAGGATTCCATAGCTGTTCTTATGGTTCTTCTTTGCTTCCCGATGCTACTGGTAATACGTTGAACACTAATATTGATACAACAGATGTAGCAATAGTAGCACAATTTAGCAGTCATGCAACATACTGGACATAGGATATATTGGGAGATAAACAAATGAAGAAGATGGTGCTAATGTTAATAATGATGATAATTTTCACTGTCAATTTATCAGCATATCAATTTGCTGAAGATTGGTCTTTGCGACAGACCCCACCACTTCCAGATTGACGGTGTACTCAGGTGGGACAATAGGATAAACTATACTGCATGAGGTTATGAAATGAAGGAGATAAGTGAATGCAAGATAATTCTGATGGGACGTTTATTAGCATCCTTGTTATTATTGTTGGCCTGTTTGTTGGTATTGTCGGGAGTTATTTCGCTTTCATCATCAACTCTTTCCGCGATAAGATAAAGGACTGTAAAGAAAACTGCACCGGTCGTATAGGGAAAGTTGAAACAGAGCAGAACGATCTTTCAAAAATTGTACATGAAATGAAAGGAGCTATGAAACAGAATGCATAAAAATCTAAAACCATTTTGGGAAGGATTCTGGGAAATGGCAGAAAAGCATACATGGAAGTTGATAGCTTTGATATTCACTTTAGTTATTGCTTTCATGTGCATATTTGGTACGTTCACAACCAAATGGTTTCAAAAAGACCCTATGCCAATACCAAAGAGTTTGGGAGGTTCCAAATGAACAGAATCGATAATCTTGATTTAATTTGTGCAAGAGAATCAAAAAATCTTTACCACAATGAAAATCAAAAAATCTTAGAAAAATGTGGTGTCTTTGAAAGAGGGCATACGCAATTTTCTTTTGGCTATTACGAAGATAGACCAATATTGACTTTCATGGGCACAGATGGAACAGCCGATGCCTTAGATGATCTTAAGTTCTGTAAAGAAAAAGAAAAGATGAAAACCTTTCTGGCTAAGTTCCATCATGGTGTTGACGAACAATGGGATACCATTAAGCCATTGGTCTATAGAATTTTAGAAAAAGAAAATGATTTCATATTCAATGGGCACTCCCTTGGTGGGGGATTGGCGCAAAGAGCAGCAATTGATTATATAGATAAGAAGAGATTCCGTGTGAATACGTTCGGATCTTTACGTGTGATGGACTACAGAACGGCCAGGTATTACGATAAGAGTATAGAAATGTCTAAAAGATTTACTTATAAGAGCGACATAGTACCACATCTCCCTGCATCCTGGATGAATTTCTCACATACGAAAGGTCACATAGCATTAGGGAAAATTACTTTGTTAGATAAGATAAGTTTGGTCAAAAAGAAAGAAGATCATTGTATTGACAACTATGAAACAGAGATTTCAAAAGCATTACTGAAATGAAAGAATCTCAAAAAGAATTGTTTATAGCATGGGTTATTGTAATGTTTGCAATGGCAATATATATCATTTATTGGATGTGTTGAAATGCTGGAAAATGTAGACATTGGGATTAAGTTGCATGGTGGCCAAAAAACCATACTGACCACTGCCACGGAAACGGTAGACGCGATATTGTTTACAACCAGTTTAAGCAATACATGGATATTACAAGTCGTTTGCGGTACCAAGTCAGAACATAGTATTGTCGCAGGGATTAAAACTCTTGCGGACATTGAACATATCCGATATGGTGTATCCGGGGACTATATAAATTATGCTTTAGATGTAGTGATAGATGGTCTTGAAATGAAATTGTCTATTACAAACAACGAAGGCAGTTCAATCATTATAAAGTTTGTAAGAATTTTCGTATAGGAGAAATTCAATGCCATTAGTAGTAACTAAAATATTTAAAGGGCTTGGAATAATCGTCGGGGCAGACCAAGTTGAAGTTCTTTACGGAACTGCTGACCCTACTGCGGGTCTTGGAGTTGTAGCAAATCTCGGTTCTCTGTATTTAAGGAAAAACGGCGCGACGGGAGAGTTATGGCATAAGACTGCTGCTGGGGACACGATATGGAGCAAGATGCTGGATTCGGCAGGAGCGTCTACTGAAGACGGTTATCAAAATGCCTATACCGGAAAGACAGGGCTTGGCAGTGAAACTCCGGTCTATACGGATGAATGGCATATTATAGATGGCGATTCGCTTGCTTTGGCAATCAGTAAACTCGATACTTATCTTGGAGAAGATCCGACTCCGGTAGCAAGAACACAAAATCCAATAGCGACTCCGACTCCGGGTTATCAGGAATTCGGGCTGGCCGGGATCATAGCAGGAAATAATAGCCCTCTGGCGGATGCGACATATAAGTTTAAAATGGCAAAAGACGGTCATGCTGCGGTTGGATATACAATTACGGTCGCTGCTGGTCCAATCACCAATACCGCATTGATGGCATTGGTAAATACTCAGATCAGTGCAATTGCTTTAATGACAATAGTTGCAGGCGATTTCAGGATTACCTCTTTAGACAAAGGGGCGACTTCAAGTATTGCTTTGACAGCAGGAGGAGCGGTTGATCTTTTCGGAGCTTCTGGGCTGAATTGTACTCCTGATGCGTCCGTTCCTGGAACCGACGCCGGAACAGTGAACAGTAATGTATCTGCTCTTGACGCCGCAATTGGTACGGATGCTCACCTTGTAAGCACGAATATCGTAAAGACGAATAAAACGACAAACGAAAATCTATCCGCCCTTGATGCTGAATTGAAAGCACGGAATCCGTATAAAATAGTAATTCCGAATCAAGACTGCGATCCCGCATTTGTGGCGGATTCAGTTGTTTTGGCAAATTATTGGTCGGCGTTGTGGAAAATAACAGTGAGGGAGACAGGAACTCCGGCGAATGTTCACTCGTTAGTTATGAATTGTGCATGGGCGGGAGCGGTTATAGATTGGGATAAGTTCGCCGTGGTAGAGTTGGGCGCTGTGATTGCAGGATTGACAATAGAACCTGCAATAAATGTTGCCAATGTTGAATTACAGATTTACGCTACAAATAATCTCGACATAAGAATAGAAAGAATACTTTCATAAGCGAAAGAGGAATTTATGCTGGCAGGTTTTTTTGCAAAAGCAACCAGAGTTGAAACAGGACTCACAATAGGGGACAATATAGGTTTCGGCTATGTTGGTTCAGATCCTTCTACCGGAGGCGGGACAGAAGCGCCCGAAGGGTCAATATTGATTCAGGTGCCTGCGGGGAAAAGACCTGTGACATGGGAGAAATATGGCGCGGGAAATACCTTATGGAAAAGAATAGGTCGAACAGTTGAAATTGCGGCAGATCCTACGGCGAATAACGATAATGTGGATACTGCGGGAGGTGGTGTTCTTTTTAGTAGAGGTGATATATGGATAAATACAGGGGATGATGGGATATTTATTTGTAAAGATAATACTGCAACTGCGGCAATATGGATAGAATTGCCTCCAGTTGATAATCCTTTTTTTACAGGTACAGTCACAGTCGGAACTTCTGCGGTTGCTGGTAATGTAAATATAGTGGCAAAGCAAGGAGCAGAACTTGCTCCAGCAATAACTCAAGCGTTATGGACTGGGGGCGCAGGCTGGACGATAAATGATGGTTTAGGCACAGCGACAAGAGGTGTTTCGGCAGTTACGACATTAGTACCGACAATTCCGATAGTACCGAATATTACAAAAGATTACGTGGTTGAATTTACCATTTCGGGTTGGACGGCGGGATACATAACCTGCACTTTGGGAGGAGTTGTGAGTACGCTTCTTTCCGGTAATCAAGTGGTACATCTTCACTATTCTCCATTCACAACCGGAAATTTAATCTTTACACCTGATGCCAATTTTGCGGGAGTCATTACGTTAGTATCTGTCAAAGAAATGTCAGATGGAGTTTTAGATGTTCTTAACGAAATAAACTTCCATGACTCAAGAGGACACCCAAGAAGATTAGCGCACATGGCACAGCATTTAAGTGAAGAGCAAATGGACACGCTTCTTGATAAGTCGTGCAGTGCTTTAACTTGCGTGGGTGGAGTTCTCACCTATACTTTATATGCAATTTTTGGAAAAGGGACTTTTAATTTTAATGGTATTGTTTATCCTAACGAAGTTAATTCCGCTTCGGTTGTTTTGACTGGTGGTACAGACCTTGCGCCAGTTATTAATTATGTTTATTTCAGATTGGTTGGAAATACTCCGACTATGACAGCCTCGGCGATTTATCCGACAGAGGTACATATAGATGTTGCAACTTTTATAATCGGCGCGGTCGCGGGCGTTAATTATACATCTTACGCTTATAGTAGAAATCGATATGAAATCGATAGCTTCGTTAAAAGAGTAATTCAGAGGTTTGAAGAAAGCGGGACTTTATATATAGATGGATTCTTGCCGACAGTTACGGCGGTGGCTCTCAGTATAGCAGTCGGAAATTTTATGAACGGTATTTTTAAAATGACCGCCGGCAATGCAGTCACAGCCGCCGGGGGATTCTTTTATATCAATGCGGCAGGTCAGTTCGTTCGATGTACTTTACTTTCAGAATTGAATGTTTATGCAAACGGAGTGGCGCTTGGAGGAACGCATAGGCAGAATATTGTTTGGGGAGTTGTGCCGACTACAATAACAGTCGGCGGTACGGTTGCAACCACTGTAAGATTGGTTGCTTGTTTACAATCAGAGCCGACAGTTGTATATACTACGGATGCGCAAGTTAGGCAGGATTTATACGACGCAACTAATTATTTCCCTCCTTTATCGGTATTGAAAAATGTATTTGTGCCGGTTTGCAGGACTATTGTTAGACCTTCAACACCCGCTTTTATAACATTTGATACTGGAATTTATTATAAAGATTGCAGGGGTAAGATTACAAGCGGAGGCGGTGCGTCTGCGTCAGTTCCGACAGTTGGTATTTTAGACGGTAATATTGTAGGTATAGATTCAGCAAGTGTTGCTGATAACGAGTATGCAAGGTTCACAGCTAACGGTCTTGAGAGTAGAAGTGTATCTGAGGTTATTGGAGACATCGGAGCAGTAGATATAACATCTGCACAGACTATAGATGGAGTTAAGACGTTTGAACATCCTCCTCTTATATTTCCTCAAGTTGGAGATATAGGACAAGCTGGAGGTTGGGTATTTTATGTAGATGAAGCTAATAATAAAGTTTATGAATGTGCGCCTTCAGATCAGAGTGCGGGCATTGCCTGGATAACTGGCGGAGATTCACAAACTGAGTTAATTGGTACAACAGGAACAGCTGTTGGAACTGGAAAAGATAATACTGATAAGATGGCGGCAGATGATGGATATACCGGAGGCGCGGCAAAAGTATGTCTTGATTTAGTGGTGGGAGCATATTCAGATTGGTTCTTACCTTCAAAAGATGAACTTGATGCAATATACGATAATTTGTATGTGGCAGGAATTGGGGGGTTTGGGACTGATTTTTATTGGAGTTCGTCAGAATCTGAAGCAGCTAAGGCATGGGATCAAAGATTCTTAGACGGGAGTCAAAATTCAGTGGCTAAGGCAATAACGGTATGTTATGTCCGTGCTGTTCGTTCTTATTCACTCTCTGCATATCCTTCGGAAGTTGCAACCTTGCCTATGCAGATCGTAGAAGCCGGGGATGCGGATTATACAATTTCAGACGGCAACACTCCGCTGACTGTAATTTTTAGAGGGTTGACAGCAGATAGAAGCTGTTTTGCTCCGACTCTTGCCGCTAATCAGAATCGAGAAATTATGGTTATAGTCGCAAGCATAACAACTGCGGGGAAGAAAGCAACAATAGTTTTGGAGGGAGCTGAATTAGCAAACGGCTATCATTCGAATATTGATATTACAGAAGTTGGGGGTTGGTGGAAGCTGATAGGCACAGCGACAGAATGGCGGGGCATAACTGACGGGAATAGTACGAAGATAGAGACATCTACTACAACAGCAGATAGCATGACTACGGTAATAAATGTATGGGATGACGTATCTGTAAATGGCGGCGCAAATCCTTTAACTATCACTCTTGGAATAGGTAGATGGAAACTATATGCTCATGGCAGACAATATATTTACGATTCTGATTTGCAGGCGCATACTGACTCTTATTTTGGATTGGGGGTAACTTCGGGGAACAACGCTCCCGATATTGTCACTGATGGGAAGGAGAACACTTATGTTGTCACGAATACTCTTTATGGCGGTAATTACTCCCGAAACATTATTGATTTTGAGTATATTGTCACATCCGGAACAAAAACGATATATATGAAAGCGATGGCATCTTCTAACGAAGAGACCCTTACCACTAATGCAATGTATGGGGAATCTTTAAATCCAATGTTCATTCGTGCATGGAGGGTAAGTTAATGTATTTCAAAACTGTCGTAAATGGAAAAGTTCAAGGAGTATTTTACAGCACGCAGGATTTTAGTTCGGATATTACATCTGAAATTACAAAAGAAGAACATGACAAATTATCGAAAGAGATAAACGATAAATCCCGCGCAGACCGTGAAGCTCTTGAACTATCAAGGAAACCTCAACAGGAATATGAGGCTAAAATAAACGCCGAACTCAGGGCTATGGCTGAAGAGCGGATCGCGGCGAAGGAAATTATAAAATGAACGGCAAAGTTGATGAAATAATGTATGATGATTTCACGGTTTTAGATTTGAATGGAAATTTGAAACCTGGGATCACTCTGACAAACTTTACAAAAACTCTTTATAATCCTGCGGGGACGGAAGTTAGTGGAGCTATTCCTGTGACTATCGTAGAGCTTGGTAACGGAGATTACCGAGCAAGCTATACTCCGAATATCAAAGGACTGTGGAAATTATCTGTGTTTCATTCGACGTATTTCCCGACAGGGAAGTCGAAAGACCATCAAATCTATACAAATGATATTGATTCAGTCGGGTCAGAGACAGATAAGATCAAATATATTTTAGGATTAAGTCAAGAAAATTTTAAGCTATATAATCAAGTGTATGATGGAAATGGGAGTATGACAAGTTGCAAAGTAAGAACGTATCCCACGAAGGCAGATGCAATAGCAAACACCCATCCATTGGCCACATATACAGTCACTGCAACTTTTTCAGGATATGAATGCACCAGTTATTTGGTGACAAAGGACTAAATATGATTACTGCAAGCAAAGGTTGGTTGACCGGAGGTGGGCAAGCCCATGTA